AATTCATTGTCGGCACTGGCACGGCAACCGTACCTTTGTCTGCGATCAATTATGGCTTGCGCGCTCGAAATCGCGTCTCGGTAAGTTCGCGCGCCGATGCCACGCTAGACCTAGCCGTCAACGGCGTGTTGTGCGCCTCGACGCCAAGCGGCAATCCAGACGGCGCTCTAGACCATTGGGATTTGATGACCAACGGCGCAGGCAATAACGGCATGGCCGGCTATTGCTATCGGCTTGGGCTGATGACGGCGCCTCTCTCGAGGGCGCAACTGCAATTGTTGAGCCTTGGATAAACTCTCTAACATATAGGAGGTCACATTGACCGACATCGTAATTACGGCGGCCAATGTGGTCGCCGGCTCCGGCGTCAAGATCACTAGCGGCACGGCCGGCGTAGCGATTACCGCAGGGCAGTGGGTCTATCTCGATCCGACGACGGGCAAGTATGCTCTGGCCGACAACAACTCGGCCACGGCTGCGCAGCGCGTGCCTGTTGGCGTAGCCCTGAACAACGCCGCGGCCAATCAGCCGATCGATATCCAGCCGTCCGGTCCATGCACGATCGGTGGCACACTCACGGCTGGCGTTGCTTACTATCAGTCGTCCAATCCTGGCGGCATGTGCGCAGTGGCAGACCTCACGGCAGGCATGTATCCATGCGTCCTCGGCATGGCGACATCCACGACTGTCCTTAATATCAATATTCAGTCGGCTGGCGTGTCGCTGTAATGGGTGACGGCGCTGGACGTCTAGACCGGCGCTTCCAGTTTCAGGTTCGCGTCAACGTTGATGATGGCCACGGCAACACCGTAGCCGACTGGTTTCCGCAATTCACCGTCGCCGGCAATCGCAAATACATTCTCCGCGGTGCCGGTGAGGCAGTCATGGCGGCCAGGCTGACAGCCAAGACACTAGCCACGGTAATGGTTCGGCGAAGCTTAGCAACTCAGCAGATTACGGCTGACTGGCGAGCGATAGATACTCGAAGCGGCGAGGTGTTCAACATCCGCGAGCAGCCGCAGGAATCGGATGACCGTGGATATCTGTCCTTCCTTTGCGAGACTGGCGTAGCCAGCGGGTAACAACGCGTATGGTGGACAACAACATTACCCAAGGGCTTGCGAACCTAAATCGCAAGCTCACAAAGGCAATCCCCCAAAGCGTCTACAATCAAGTGCGTGATGTTTTGGCGGCTCAAGCCGATAAGATAGTTGCGCAGATGAAGCGTCACGCGCCGTTTGATACCGGCGACCTGCAGATGAGCATTAGCTGGTGCTGGGGCAATGCGCCTAAAGGCACTATGACCATCGGTCACGTTGGTGTTGGTAAAGGCGGCAGGACATTTAAGCAGGGCGCCGATAAGACCGGTCTGCGCATCAGCATCTTTGCAGGCGGCGGCGATGAGTATTACGCCTGGTTCCAAGAGTTTGGGCGGCAAGGCATGCCTGCACACCCGTTCTTTTATCCGATCTATCGCGCCAACAGGCGTAGCGCCAAAGCGGCCATAACTCGCGCCATTACCAAGGGCGTTAAGGACGGAGTCAAATGAGCGCTGCGTTAGACCTGCAAGACTTGATCCTCAACACGCTCAAGAACGACGCGCCGCTTATGGCGCTAATCAATGGCGTGTGGGATCAGCCACCAGCATCCACAACTGCATTTGCGTTGCCTAAACAGGCATATATTAGCTTTGGTCCGCACGATTACGTTGAGGACGATGAAGGCTGCATTGTATCAGGCGAGCATACATTCCAATTGGATGTGTGGAGCCGCCTGGTTGGCTTCCCAGCATGCAAGCAGATTGGCGACCGCGTTAAGAAGGTCTTGCACGAGGCCAGCCTGACAATCTCAACCGAAAACGCGCTTGTCGAAATCCGCGTGCCGGCAATGCGGTACGTAAGAGATCCTGACGGGCTTACGTCGCACGGCATTATCACCGTTACGGCGCTTATCGAGGAGTCGTAATGGAGAATGAAGAAATGGCGTGGGCCGTGTTTAGCGATGCGTTCCACTACGATAGGCGCCCGCGTCAGCCTGTAGCCTTTGAGGTTGCAGCAAGTCCGGAGCCGCAGAACTACCCGCGCGATCTTGTCGATGCCGCTGTAGCGGCCGGCAAGGCGACAGAGATGAAGCCGCCCGGCAAGGGCCGCAAGTCTGCCGAACCAACCAAAGAACCGGCCGCCTAGCGCGGCCTTTTTCATACAGAAAGGCCAACCATGGCAACGCCTGTCACAGAAAAATTTGAGGAAATGATCCTCGACGTCGAGTTCGTCGCTGGCAGCGGGGTTTACACCTCGATCTGCGGCATGACCGATGTCACCATTACGCGCACCGCGACGATTGACAGCTCGGAAATCCCGGACTGCGCAGACGAGTCGCTCCCGCTTAGCATTGAAAAGCAGGTCCGCTCGATTGAAGTCTCCGTGTCGGCAACCGGCATTTGGGCGCAGTCGAACCAGAGCTTGCTCAAGGCCTGGTATTACTCCTCGGCTACGAAGAATGTTCGCATTCGCGACACCGCGGCGCTTTCCGGCGATATCTACATGGAGTCCGGCCCGGCCCTCTTGGCGCACCTGACCAATCAGCGCACCAAGGGCAAGAAGGTCACTGCGGATATTGAACTGCAGTTCTCGGGCGCTCCGACTCGCACGAACAAGCCGTAATAGGAGCCGCAAATGGCTAGAGGAGTCGACATTACGTGGGCAGGAGGGGAAAACACCTTCCTGCTCACGATCGATCTATTGCGAGCTCTGCAAGAGCGCTGCGACGCAGGGCCGGCATTCATCCTGTCGCGCCTCATCAATGGTGAGTGGCGCGTTGACGACATCATTTCCACCATCCGCCTGGCGCTCGAGGGCGGCGGGTTGGACAAAAAAGATGCCCGCAAACTCGTGCGGCGCCATATCGAGGAAGATTTTGGCGTAAAGCACGTTCTCTTGGCGCGCGCTATCCTGACCCATACGCTGTATAGCGAGGAGGGTGGGGACGACGCGGGGGAACCGACAGCGGCGGCGGAAGACTAAAGCCGCTGCCGCGCGGTAAGATACGCTGGTCGGAGATTTATAAATGGGCCGGCGTTCTGCACCAGCCAATTGGCCAGATGACCCTGCTTGAATTCGTCGACGCCACGCAAGGCTATTCAGAGGCCAATGGCGGCAAGCCGAAAAAGGATCAAACCGTTATCGGCGATGATAGGCTTAGCGAGTTGGGAATTGCTGGTTTTGACGATTAGCGCTGGTCGATAATATTGGTCGACTGACGGCTTTCGACCTGCGTTTTATATGCGGCCTCAATGATGCCGGAACGCGGATGGCGTTCGGCGATCGCTGAGCCAGCGAAGACCAAACAAGCAAGAATAAAGACCGCGGTGCGAGTATCCATGTCGCGCCTATAGCACGGAGCGATGACGATGGCAACTGATTTAGAGCGCCTTATCGTCTCGCTCGATGCTCAGACTACCAAATTCGAGCGCGCGCTTACCAAGGCTAACGCCACGGCGCGCAAGCAGCTTACAGACATCCAGCGCACATTTCAGGACACCAACAAGAAGCTTAACGAGGGCTTGTCTTTTGGTGGCTTGTCGTTTGGTGGGCTGAAGGGCGGCATAGATACGCTTAAGGGCGGTGCAGCCGGACTTGCTGGCGCTTTTGCAGTCGACAAAATAAAGGACTATGCGGACGCATGGACCGAGGCTGGCAACAAGATTGCTGCCTCTGGCGTTGTTAGTGGTCGCTCGGCAAGGTCTCTCGACGCAATCAATAAGATTGCGACCGACACGCGCTCTGGCCTGACTGAGACCGTAGACCTTTATGCTAAGCTTCTGCGCGCCACGGCTAATGTCGCCAAGAACGAGCAGGAAGTTGCCGACGCTACCGAAATCGTCAACAAGGCATTCAAGGCGGGTGGCGCCGAGGCGAGCGAGCAGGCGGCTGGCATTTTGCAGCTTAGCCAGGCGTTCTCTAGCGGCATCCTGCAGGGCGACGAGCTCAGGTCCATTCGCGAGAATGCGCCGCTTATTGCGCAGGCGATCGCTAACGAATTCAAGACTACTATCGGCGGGCTAAAACAGCTTGGCGCGGACGGCAAACTGTCCGTCGACCGAGTGTTCAAGGCCATCCTCGACGCAAAGCCGTTGATCGACAAGGCGTTTGGCGCCACGCAGGCGACGATAGGCGACAATCTCACGCTGGTAGGGAACGCGCTTACTGCGTTTGTTGGCAAGCTCGCTGAGGTGAGCGGCGTCGGTTCGGAGGTTAAGAATTTCCTCGGCCACGATCTTGTCGGCGCAATCGATAGTCTCTCAAGTGCGCTTGACGGACTCAAGAACGGCGACGGCGCCTCATATCTTGGCAAGATAGCTGATGCTCTAAACACCATTAATGAATTCGCGCAGAAAATTGGTAGCGGAGTCGGCAATCTAACCGGTCTAAACAAGATCGGCCCAGCTATTGGCGGAAACGATTTCAAAGCCATGCTTGACGGCATGGACGCTCTTGTGCCTGCGCGCAAGGAGTTGATGGCGCTCGATTCCGCCTTCAGCGATTTCCGCAATTCCGTCGCAGAGTTGAATCCCTCCGCTGTGCGTGGTTTTTCGGCGCTGCAGGCCGGGCTGGACAACGGCACGATCAGCGCCAAGAAAGCCAAGGAAGCGCTGCACGATATGTTTGGCGACGATCCAATGTACGGTCGTCTGCTTTCAATCTTTGACGAACTTCTGGACAAGCTTCAGAAGGTCGAGGCACTGACCAGGGCTTCGAAGGCTGGCGTCGACGTTGCTGCGCCTGATCCGCGCGCTGCTGGCTTTGCCATGCAGCATCAGCAGGACCAGACGCAGAAGTTCTTCGACCAGCGGAATGCTGAGGCGGCTAGCACTCTGCAAAAGCAGGTGGACGAGCGTGCCAAGGAGATAACGACTGCGGCGCAAAAGGTTGGCGTAGCCATCACCGATGCGGCAGCGAAAATCCAAGCCGCAAAAGAGATCGCAGCCGAGGATATCGCGAAGCAGCAGATGGCAAGCGTCAATGCTGCGGTTGGCATCATCAAGGACTTTGAAGGCTTCACGTCTAAGTCCAAATATGATGTCAACGCTTACCGCGCTGGTTATGGCTCTGATACTGTTACTCTTGCTGACGGCACGATCCAAAAGATAACCGAAGGCATGACGGTCTCTGTGGCCGATGCCAACCGCGACCTTGTGCGCCGAATTGGTGAGTTTCAAGACGGCATTAAGAAGCAGATCGGCTCGGATACCTTCAACAGCTTCGATGAGAAGCAACAGGCCGCCCTCACCAGCATTGCCTACAACTACGGCAGCCTGCCCGAAAGAATTGTCGAAGCAATCAAGTCTGGCAACCAGGCGACGATAGTCAAGGCTATCCGCGGGCTTGGAACGGACAATGGCGGCATCAACAAGGAGCGCCGCAACACCGAGGCGGACTTGTTCCTTGGTGGCTCGCCGTCCGGCGTTCAGAAGGCGGTCAAGGCCGACGACAAGTTCAACACCAATCTTGGCGACACACAGCGCCAGATTGACCTGTTGAATGAGGAAGCCAAGGCGCTTGGCCTGGTCAATCCGCTCATCAATGATTACGGATATGCGCAGTCGAAGGCCGAAATCAAGCAGAAGCTCATCAATGACGCCATAAAAGACGGTGTCGAGATTACGCCGGAATATGCGGCCAAGATCGATGATCTTGCCGAGAAGTACGCTAAGGCCGACGCCGCCCGCAATCAAATGCAGAAGGGAGTCGAAAACCTCAGCGCAAAAATGGCGGAGTCGTCTGCGCTCGGCAAAGATGTGCTTGGTGGTTTCATCAAGGATCTCGAGGCCGGAAAATCGGCATCCGAGGCTCTGTCGAATGCGCTTGGAAAGGTTGCCGACAAGCTACTCGAGGTTGCGCTCAATAATATCTTCGACGGCAAGAGCCTGGGTGGCATTCCTGGCGGTGGACTCCTCGGCGGGCTGTTCAGCTTCCTCTTCGCGGATGGTGGCTACACTGGTGACGGCGGCAAAAACCAGCCTGCAGGTATCGTCCACAAAGGCGAGGTTGTCTTCAGTCAGGACGACGTCAGACGGTTCGGTGGCGCCAAGAACGTGGACAGAATGCGCCGCGGTTATGCGGACGGTGGCATTGTTGGCTCTATTCCGATGCCAGCCACGCCAAGCCGGATACCGACGCGCGGAGGCGGCTCCAGCGACACCGTCCGCGTCGTCCTCCAAGACGATAGCGGACGCATGTCAAGCATCGCCGATCAGCGCATACAGACCCACAGCGGCACGATCGTTGAGGTTGCCGTCCAGCGCAGTACGAAGGCGGTAAAGCAGAACATGCCGGGCTATTTGGCCAACGCGCAGGCACGGCAACTCTAGGCCGCCAACGAAGCCAAAGGATAGAATATGACAGCCATCCGTTGGCCCGACGAAGTTCTGCGCCCTACCAACGTCGCATTCGATCTAGACAGCCGGTCCCTTGCGGGGCCGGCATCTGTTTCTGGCGCCACACAGGTGGTGGCCAGCGAGGCCGGCATCTGGAAGGCAACTTACGGCAACATCGTCGTCAAGTCCCGCCGAGCCGTCCTGGCGCATCGCGCAATCGCGGCGCTATTGGAAGGACGATTGGGCAGCATACTGGTGCCGCTCTGCCGTGGCTATGGCCCGAGCTCTGGTGCGGTGCTTACCGCAGACGAGGAGGCGCTTTTTGCGCAAGTGCCACACAGCGACGATGCGCTTTTTGACGACGACACCGGCTATGTCGGCTCGCTGACAGATGTTGTTTTGGCCGCCGATGCCGCCGTGCGCGCAACGACGCTTATGGTGACGGTGAATTACGCCGCGGATGATATTCAGCCCGGCATGCACTTTAGCCTTGGGGAGCGCTTGTACAGGGTGCGGACGTTCGATGCCGACACTGGCACCATGACCATTCGGCCGCCTCTGCGGGAGGCCGTGACTGCGGGCGATGTTTTGAATTTCGATGATCCTGTATGCCGTATGCGGCTAGCGAACGACGACGGCCTAGACCTTGAGCTTGCACTAAGGCGCTTTTCGTCGCCTAGTGTGCAATTTATCGAAGACCTGTGACCTCGACATTATAGGCGAAACCGCCTATATTCCTACTGCTTGGCTAGGGTAGCTCCCGAAAAGCGCACTCACCATGTGCCTGCCAAGCGCCAATCCCGTATGGTGAAAAAACGCAAGACTGGTGGCTTGCTTATGGAATTTTATGTTTACGTCTGGCGCGATAGTGCCGGTGTGCCTTTCTATGTTGGCAAGGGTAAAGGGAAGCGAGCTCGTAGCACGCACAACAGGTCAAAAGAGTTCAAAGACGTTTACGTGCAGGGCGGCTGCACAGTCGAGATAGTGGATTATTTTATCCACGAATCTCAGGCACACGCATACGAAGTCGAATTGATTGAGCGATACGGCAGGCGTGAGTTTGGCGGTCTGCTTGTCAATAAGACTGATGGCGGTGAGGGTGCAAGTGGCATAATCTTGACGCGCAGTGAAGAGACCCGCGCCAAGATCAGAGAGGCGCTAACGGGCAGAAAAATGAGCGACGAAGCGCGCGCCAAAATGAGTGCCGCCAGCCGAGGAAAGCCCAAAACACAGAAGCATCGCGCCAATATCAGTTTAGGCAAGACAAATCCGTCAACGGTGACGCGTGAGAAGCAAAGAGCGGCTCAGCGAGCGACATGGCGAGCGCCAGAAGTTAGGCAAAGACATAGTGAGCTTATGTTGTCTAAGGAGATAAGCGCCGCTCGCGCAAAACGCCTTCGACACGCCGTCCCAACGGCAAGCAACAAGAGCGGATTCAAGGGCGTGTCCTTCAATAAAGAGAAAGGCAAATGGTGCGCCTTCATACGGGCCGACCAAAAAACGCAAAGGTTCTTGGGATGGTTTGTTGATCGCGAAGATGCCGCGCGCGCGTACGATCAAGTTGCCTATGCTGCGTGGGGCACAGATTGCTTTCTTAATTTTCCCGATGAGATAGGCGATTTGATCGCCGCATAGGTGATCTATTGTCAGATTTTTTCACACCGGAACAATTGGCTGCGTTGACTGCAACAACTGTGCGCGTCAGCTTTCTGGTCAAATTTGATTGGACATCTGGACCACAGTACGCATGGAATGGCTATACCCCCCTTACGGTGGGAGGCAACACCTACTTGCCGATGTGCGGAATGGGTCAGATTGATGGCTTGGGACTTTCCGGTAATGGCGCCAACGACAGTGTGACAATTTCCGTCAGCGGTCTTCCCGACCAGGCTCTTGGTTTTCTCGCTAAGGCTCTTGAAGACACTCCGGTCGTTGACCAGCAACTTGTCACCATTTATCTTCAATTATTCGATGATCAGTGGCAGACGGTTGGGAATCCAATCCCGATCTATTTTGGATTTGCCCAGCCGCCGAAGGTGTCCCGCACAGAGATGCAGGGCACGGAGGGCGCTGTGCAGTCGATCGAGATTACGGCCGAGAACGCATTCTTCAATCGCTCGCGTCCGCCATACGGTCGCTACACCGACCGCGATCAACAGGCCCGCTCGCCCGGCGACAAGTTCTTTGGCTTCGTCAGTTCGATTTTGATGAAGACCATCACGTATCCCGACTTCTGAGCAGCCGAAAAGCGAGGTGACATGACCGAAGCCGAACGGCTAACGGCGGTGCGCGCCTATATCGCTGCCGAGATGCTTCGCCCTTACGAAAAAGGCGTCACCGATTGCGGCGGCACGATTGACCGGTGGGTGCAGAAGACGACTGGTGTGTCGCCGGTATCAGCATTTGGCAGGCAGTTGCGCAATGCACAGGATGCCGCTGAATGGCTTGCAGTTCCGCAGATGTTTGCGGTGCTCGTTAACCGCGCCGCTCGCGCTGGTGGCTTCAAGAAAATCACCAATCCTAAGCCTGGCGACGTTGGTTTGATCGTCAACGAAAAGGGCGTCATGGCGCCGGCAATTCATGCTGGCGACTGTTGGTGGACCCGCCACGAGACTGGCGCGCTCGCCGTGCCGCTAGACAAATTCTGGAAGGCTTGGTCGGTGTTCGATGAGAACAAGGTACATAGCGAACACGCTTAGCCAGGAGGACGACAGATCCATCTTTCGTCGCGCTTATGCGGGCCTAGAGAGTCTTGTCCTGCTTGCGGTTGTGTCGGCAGGCGTGAGTGGTGCGACGGCAATCGCAGTCACCGTTGGCGCGATTGTGGGCGCCATTCAGATCGGTATTGCGGTCGGGCTGTCATACCTGGCTAGTTCGATCTTTCGCCCCGATCCGCCAAAGCCGCAGGACGTTCAGACCTCGGTCAAGAATCCTGTGGCACCACGCGTGCGCCACTATGGGCGCGTCAAGGCGTCCGGCCCGTGGGCCTTTGTAGAGAGCAAGGACGGCAACCTCTATAAGGTTATCGCCATAGGCACTGGCCAACTTGATGCAATCGAAGAGTATTGGGTTGACGACAATCTCGTCACCATCGACGGCAACGGTGATGTTCAAGAGGATCCATATCACTATAGCAGCAAGTACAAGGTCAGGATTAAATCGCGTCTTGGCCTGCCAACAGAGACTGCGTACAGCGATCTGACGTCGGTCTTTCCAGAGTGGGACTCGAACCACCGCGGTGACGGCGTCTCTTCGCTTTATGCCAGGCAACTGGCGACTCCATCCGACAAGGTGACTAAGCTTTTCCCAAACCTCATCAACACGCTCTATCGCGTCGTTGCTCGGGGGTCGATTGTCTACTCTCTTGGAACCAGCACGAACATCTGGTCGGAAAACGCGGCCGACATCACGCGCGATTATCTGATACATGCCGATGGCATGCGCCTGCCGGCAAGCGTCATCAATACGCCGCTTGCCGCCGCAGGCTGGCTTGCGGCCTACAATAGGTGCAACGAGGCAGTCACACTTAAGGCTGGAGGTACAGAGAAGCGCTACCGCATCTGGGGCTCCTACCAGTTGGACGAGCGCCCCGCAGACGTTCTACTGCGCATGACCGCGGCCTGCGATGGTCGCCTTGTGCCGACTGCCGATGGTGGCTTGACGCTGGATGTTGGGACGTGGGTTGAGCCAACGGTGACGCTCGACGCTGACGCAATTGCCGGTTTCTCCGAAGTGGCTCGAGGCCGCGACGTTCTGACGACAGCGAACATCATTCGTTCGACCTTTACGTCACCATTCCACGACTACCAGTCGACGGACGCTGACCAGTGGATTGACGAAGACGACGTTGCGCTTCGCGGCGAGATTGCAGTCGACAAGCCGTTCAATATGGCGCCTTCGCACGGTCAGTGCCGACGCCTGATGAAGCTTGAGGCATACCGCGCCAATCCGTCGTGGGTAGGCGTGTTCCAGTGCAATCTGCGAGCGTTGGCCTGCTTCGGCAAACGTTTCGTGCGGATCAATTATCCGTTGTTCGGCATCAACGAGGTGTTCGAAATTCAGGACTTTCGCTTCAACATTGGTGAAGGCGGAATTCTGACTGGCGTATCGTTGCAAGTGCAGTCGATGCCTTCTGCGGCATATGATTGGGATGCGGCGACGGAAGAAGGGACAGCGCCGATTTCCGAGGACACCGTTGTCGACAACACCATCCCGCTGCCCACCGGCTTTTCGTTTGGTGTGCAACGCATCACGGTCGGCAGTCAGCAGGTGCCTTATGGTGTGCTTGCATTTGATCCGGCTCCTTCCGATGCCCTGAAAATACAAGGGCAGTACAAGAAGGTTTCCGACACCGATTGGCAGGTCGTTGCGATCGCCGACGACGCGACCTCAGCAAACACTGCGGCGTTGTCGGACGGCGTGCAGTATGAGGCGCAGGTGCGCTTTGTGACGCTTACCGGGCGCGAAGGCGCGTGGACGTCGCCAAGTTTGAAGGTGACGCCTGTTGCCGATCCTACAGCGCCGGGTGTCGTTACCAGCGTTTCGAAGACTGGCGGAACGGGCCAGGTGACGCTCAACTGGACGGCGCCGAATAGCGCCAACTACACAGCCGCCAACATACGCCGCAACACGGTCAACACCGAAGGCTCTGCGGTCCTTGTGCGAACCGAGTACGGCCCGCCGTCAACGGCTGATAGCTATGTCGATGGCGGCCTTGCGGCCGGCACCTACTACTACTGGATCAAGGCTGCAAACGCCTCCGGCGTTGAGTCAGCCAGCGTTGCTACCGGCTCAGTGGTTGTGACCTAACGTAGCGCGCGCAGCGTCTACGTAGACTGCAGGCGCGATAGCGCCAAACCAACACACATAAATTAAATACGGAGAAGCACAGTGGTTGATTTGGCCGCTAGCGTTTGGCGCGACTTTGTGACGGACGGCGTTCCGTCGAGCGGCACTAACAAGCCGCTTAAGAGCAAGATCAGGGCGTGGGGTGCATATCTCGAGGCTCTTCATATTGGTTCTGGTTTGGCGTTTGCATTCTCCACCACGACTGCAGACGCCGACCCCGGCGCGGGCACGTTTCGCCTTAACAATGCAACAATTGCTAGCGCAACGGCTGCGTACATCGACAACGTCGATGCAACGGGCGTTGATGCTAGCGCGGTTATTTCTTCGTGGGACGACAGCACAAACACGGTTCGCGGACAGCTTACGCTGCGCGGTATTACAAATTCCGCAATCGTGCAGGTGTTCAACGTTACCGGCTCCGTGGTCGATGGGGGCGGCTACCGCAAGTTGACGCTCGCTTACGTTGGTGGCACTGGCGCGCTCGTTAATGGCGACCAATATGCGCTTATCTTCAGTCGCGCAGGCGACATTGGTGGCGTCAATTCTGTCGCGGGCTTGACCGGAACCGTTACCGATTTTGCCCTCCGCAATGCAATCGCTGCGGCGCCTTATGTTGCTACTCGCACCGCAATGAAGGCCCTCGACACAACGAAGGACACGGTCTGCTTTCTGACCGAGGCGGGGCGCCAGGGTATCTTTGTTTGGACGACCGGCAACTTCGCTACGCTCCAGGCGGCCGATACCTCAGAGGGCGTCTATATCAAGGCGAATGCCATCGCCAACACGGCGGGCGCATGGGTCCGATTCTACACTGGCCCGCTGAACGTCTTCTGGTTTGGCGCCAAGGGCGACAATTCCCAAGACGATCAGCCTTCGTTCGCGGCGGCCTATGCGTTGGCAAAGGTCATTGGTTCGGCTACGACTGAGGGGCCGTGCGGCAGTGTTTGGGCGCCCCCCGGCTACCGCTACAAGTTTGGCGCATCGCTATCTCTTGATGTGCCGGTGCGGCTCAAGGTCGAGGGCGAAATTTTCTATACGCCGACGACTGGTGCGGCCGTCGTCGTTGGGTCGACGCTGCACACCGGATCGCGCAACACACAGTATGATATCGATCTGTCTGTCTTGCGTGCCGTCAACGGCAATGCAGTGTCGCCTACCGGCATCAACACGGCCGGCTCAATCGGCGTTGAAATCCGCGACATGCAATTCTCGCGTGTTAAGGTCGAGTTTGCCATTGCGTTCACCTATGCCGGTATTTACGCGAACGCGACCAACAGCGTCTTCACTGGGCAGCAGATTCAGGACAACTGGATCCATCTCGGTGAGGCTGCGTATTGCGGCGTCGGCTTCTTGGCCGAGAGTTTCAGTGCGGCAACTGGTTCGTTCCAAGTCAACGAAGTGCACATCCAGAATAGCTTCGGCAATTGGTGCAACATCGTTCTCGGAAAGTCGGGTGACGGCAACACCAACAACAATCTATTCTTTGTGGCGGCAGCAGACGCAGACACGGGCGGCGGCAACACCATTCTGTGGTCGTCGTACAATTTCATGCAGTTCGGCTACATCAACGGTACGCTGACACTGCAGGCTTCGACTTTTTACAATCGCATATATCATCAGGTTGGCGTGGCTCAGTGCACGGTGACCGATAATGGCACTGGCAATCTTGTTCAGAACAATGTAGAGGGTACAACTTCTCAGCAGCGCTGGCTCGCGTCAGACGTCACCAAGCCGTCGCTGATGCTCCAGAATAACGATCCTGGCGCAACCTATGCGCAGATGGTCGAGCTCTATCGAAACTCGGCAAGCCCGGCCAACAACGATGGATTGGTGGGGTTTGTAGGTGCATTCCAGAACGGGTCCGGTTCCAAGATACAGAACTGGCGCATTCGCATGGACGCGCCGACCGTCGCGGCAGGCAATGAAAATTGCCGCATCCTGTTCGATACCATGTTCGGCGGGACGCTCGCCAACAGGGCAATCCTTTGGGGCGGCCTGAGTATTGGGTCGACTGCAGCAGATCAGGGCGTCGGGACGCTTAACGTTGACGTTGGCTATTACTGGCAGGGCATAGCGGTCGTGAATTCGACCGGCATCACCGTTCCGACCGGCAAGGTCGCGGTGCCGCAAACGAATGATGGTGCAGCACTCGGCACGACTGCGCTTCAGTGGTCGGACTTGTTCTTGGCATCTGGCGGCGTCATCAATTGGGCGAATGGCAACTACACCGTCACGCATAGCTCTGGTACGCTGACGTTTAGCGGCGCGGTTCTGTCTTCCGGGACTGGCGGCATCGGCTATGCTACCGGCGCGGGCGGCGCAGTAACGCAGGCGACGAGTCGCACGACTGGTGTGACGCTCAATAAGCCGAGCGGCGCGATTACGATGTTCACAGCGGCTGGGTCGGCCACTCCGGCGTCTTTCACTGTGACGAACTCGTCAGTGGCTGCCACGGATACGATCTCGCTCGGCATCAAGTCTGGCGCGACCAACACCTACTTCTATTTCGTCACAGCGGTCGCCGCTGGCAGCTTCGTCATCACGTTCTGGACGACGGGCGGAACGGCGTCTGACACTCCGGTGATAAACTTCAACGTGATCAAGGGTGTGAGCGCGTAAGCCTACCAAAAGCGCGAGTCCCACGGATCGGACTCGCGCTTTTCCTTCGTGAAAACCTTCGCCAATACGTCTGGCCTCCACCTAAAGGCAGGGAACATTGATCCGACAAGGGCGCCAACTGCAAATGCTACGGCAATCCACGTCATCGTTTTACCTTCCTATAAATGGTCGCGCACAATAGGGCCGCTTCGTTCAGAAGTCGAGACCTAGTTGAGATTAGCGCGGCCTGCGTCGAGATCCTGAACTTGGTCCGCCATCCCACCCACTCCTCGGAGTTGACCAGTTCTTTGTATTCCTGAAGGATCGACAGCAATTCCTCGGCATGGGGCGCCAATGTCTTACCCCGGTAGCTGGCCGGTCTGACAACCGCCTGGAAAGCCTCGCCGACGATCGCTCGATTAAAGCGAGGGATGAGCAGGTCGCGCATCACATAGCGGCTGCGGATCGGGTCACTCGGGAATTCGGCGTAGACCTTTTTCAGAAAGCGCCATCGGCTGCGGCTCATGCGTATGCTGTAGGATGTGCTTTCCGGGTTAATGCACCATACTGTCACAGGCCTGTCGATGAAGATGTTTGTGAAGCCGGCTCGGAACATGCGAAGGAAAAGATCGTCGTCCTCATAGCCCATGAACTGAGGATCGAAACCGTCTACCTTTTCGAATGCCGTTCGGCTGATGATGGATGCCGAGGGTAGGACGAACATGTCCTCGGAGAGCATCTTGAAGATATCCGCCTTCGGGTGGGTGGTGTGGGCCTTGATCATGGAACTGCGGATGATCCGGCCTTCTCCGTCCGCCTCCATGAGATCGGCATAGGCCCACCCGAAGCGGTCATCGTTCTTGACGGCCTTTCGCAGAATCTCAATGTGGTTGGGAAGGAAGAAATCGTCCTGATCCAGCAGGCAAATGTAAGGCGACTTGGTGGCTGCCACGCCGGCATTCCTCGCGGAACCTTGGCCACCGTTCTCCTTATCAAGGACGCTGAAGCCAAGATCATCAGCCAAAACATGCAGGAACGCAGATTCCTCCGGATTGGAGCCATCGTTGACGACCAAGAATTCGGCAGGCGCGACCGTCTGTTTTAGTGCGCTGTCGACAGCACGACGAATGTATTTCGAGCCGTTGTAATAGGGTATGACGACGGCGACATCTTTCATGGCTTGGGAAACCTGATTTGCGAGTTTGCTACGTAATCAGCCGGGCTTGGACGGATGGATGCGCGAGCCGCGCGCCTCTGCAGCCACGTTGGTGAGATGCCGGCGAATCTGGCAAGGCCGGAGACAAATCGCTTAGGCTCAGCCATCGCCTTTTCGTAGGAAACGAGCATCACCGGAACGTCCTGGCGCAGGGCGAACTCAGCTAGGTCTGCAGACCAGCGGGTCGCTCGTATCAGTTGTTCGCGAAAGTCGAACATCATCGAAAGCTCCTCCCGCCTGGCGATCGCTACGGGGTCACGGAAAGTGACGACGAAACGTGGGTTGCGAAACAGCGCCGGATATATCGTCTGGTATGCGGTAGGCCGCTTAAACGCCCATACGTCATGCGACGCGTTATAGGCTTCGATAATGTTAGGCAACACGGCGGGCGCATTTTCTAGCGCATATGCCAGTCGGGTGTCTTCATAAATCGAATGGTCAAGTTCAGCACCAAGAAAAACGCCAAGATTAGCAAGCGCTTTTGCAACCATAGTTGTGCCAGAGCGCGGGACGCCCACCGCAATGATGGTGCTTTGTTGTGGCGCCGGCCTGTCGTTCAGAACAACAATGCCGCTGTTTTGCAGTTGGTCTAGCATTGTTCCGCTAAACCACTGACAGCAGCAAAACTCAATAGGAAAATCGCCCCTATGCGCCTAATCCCCGACGCAAGGCGCGTGCTTTGCCATGCCTACAGCGTCCATTTCGTGGCGGTGTCGATCTTCTTCGGGGCGTTCGACGTCATAGCCAATTTCTGGACGCTGTTCGATGGGCTGCTGCCCATTTCGCGCGGCTGGTTCGCCGTCCTCGGCATCGTGTTCGGCTTAGCCGGACTCGTTGGCCGCTTCATACCTCAGCCTAAAATTAGACAATAGCGGAGGCAGCAATGCCGATAAATGGGATCCTGCCGAGTAGGCGGGCGAAGGCGGCTATTGCCGCGGTTGTGGCGGCTTGCGTTGGCGGTTATGCCATGTTGCCTGGCGGCGCCATTGCCGATGACGTGCTCCTGGCATCCACCGCGCTGGTGCGTCCGTGGGAAGGTCGCGAGCTTCGCGCCTACCGCGACATCGTTGGCGTCGTCACGATATGCGATGGCGACACCGAAAATGTCCACATGGGCATGGTCGAGACACCGGCAGGCTGCGACGCTCGCCTGCAGAAGCGCCTCACCAAAGACTTCAAGCCCGGCCTTGAGCGGTGCATCGCGAACTACGACGCCAAGCCGCTGTCGTGGCGCGCGATGATGATTTCGCTTTCCTACAACGTCGGCACGCACGCAGCCTGCAAATCGCGGGCCGCGGAGTTCGGTCGGCAGGGCAAGTATCACGACAGCTGCATCGCGGCGACCGCGTTCAACAAAGCTGGCGGCAAGATGGTGGCCGGCCTCGTGAAGCGCCGCGAGATGGGCGACGCGCAGCGCATCGGGGAGGCGGAACTGTGCGTTTCGGGCCTGCAATGATGTGGCTTGGCTACGCCTGCCTCTTGGCTGGCGGCGCGCTCGGCGCCGCCATCACTGCCAAGGCGCTGTCCGGCTATGTGAATGGAATGCCGAAATCATGAACCTAGATACGCTTACGGGCGGCTACGCGTCGCTCATCAAGTACGGCTTGCTTGCCGCGCTTATCGTTGGAGCATTCGGGTACACCTATCACGCGGGCTACAGCCACGCGGCCAGCACATGGTCGGCCAAGTACGACAAGCGCGAGGCCGACATTGCCAAGGCTACGGCGGCAGAGGCTAGCCGCCAGGCGCAGGCCAACGCGCTAGCAAAGGCTGCGGAAGCGCGGCGGCTCGCAGAAATGGATGCGGCTAACGCCGCTCTGGAACAGAAAATCAAGGAACTCTCAGATGCAGCGAACGCTGACCCTGATCGTGATCGCGTTTGCCTGTCTGACGGCAGCGGGATGCGCATCGACTCAGTCCATTAAGGTTTTGCCGCCGCCTACGCTGAGCGAGCCTGACCGCGCCCTGGTTAGGGCATGCCTTGGACCTGTGCGCCTGCCCAAAGGCGAACTGAAGCAAAGCGATGTCGAGCGGCTTTGGATTAGCGACCGCAAGGCGTTGATTGAATGCGGTAGGCGCCTGCGCGGCCTGAGGGAATTCTATGCCGAGCGCGATGCTGCCCTGCGCGGTGCGGGAGTGGCGAAGTGATTCAAGAGAGGGTGACAACCGGCGTTGCGGTAGCCGCCACCACAAATGCGGCGTGGCTTCCATACATTCAGGATAGCGCTTCGCTCGTATTCACATTGCTAGGCATCATCTGGCTTGCCGTGCAAATCTATTACAAAGTTTGGCGCGGCAAGTAGCTGCGCATCGCCCGCTTGGCTTCGGCTAAGCGGGCTTTTTTGCGTTTTAGGTGCACCTATAGGCGGTTTCGCATATTTACCTTGACAAGAAAGGCGAAAACGCCTAAAGTGCATATTGAGAATCGCAGGAGGCAGATATGACATCGTTTTTGGCCTTAGCTGACCTTGCGGGATATACCGCCGAACAGGTTTCAGGTCACATTGAGTCAAGCTACGAAGCGCCTAATGCGCTGGTTAGCAAGTTCGACATCCTTATTGCCTACGAAAGCGTTGGGTCGTGGGGGTGTGATAGCGCCTCATGGTTCTTGCTAAGAGAAAAAGAGACCGGTTCTCTTTATGAGAACCACGGCTCGCGCTGCTCATGCTACGGCTTTGAAGGCCAATTCGAACCAGAGCGAACTTCAATCGAAGCGCTGCTTCACCGCCCGTCTCTTTTTTATGGCGGCGGATACGATGATGACGTCGAGGCGAACCGCCTTGCCGCCAAGGAATTCGTTACTGCTCTGACAGTCGAAGCTTAATCAACCACCCACACCACCACAACCGGAGGACCATCAATGCGCCGCACGCTTGCCGCAACCCTTTTGCTCGCCGGTACAGCGCTAAGTGCGTGCGCCGTTGATGGTGTCGTGACCAGCGGCATTCAATCCAGCGCCAAGCCTGGAGGCTCCGCGGTTCGCATCGAGCTCGCGACCGGACTCGGCTCTGGCGTCTACATCGGCAACGGCGTCATCATCACTGCGGCGCATGTCGTTGATAGCGCTATCCGGCCGGTTCTCGGCCAGGATCAGAGCGGCGCCAACGTGTACGGCCCGCCGACCGTGAAGCTTGTTTCCGATATCGGCGACAAGCAGGACGGCGAAGTCCTATGGATCAACAAGGACTATGACATTGCTGCGGTTCGCCCGAAGAACGCGCGCCGGTTCACTGCGGCATCGTTGGCTTGCCGTGAGCCAGTCCTTGGCGAGGCGCTTATGGCCGAAGGCAACCCGGCCGGCGTGCAGTTCATTCAGATGCATGGTTTTGTCTCTGGCGATCCGCGACCGTTCTTGCCCAACTGGAAATCCGGCTTTGTCACCGACATGACCGTGATTTCCGGCATGAGCGGTGGTGGTATCTACGACCAGTTCGGCGACGTCATCGGCATCACTGTTGGCGCGTTCGATCCGCACGGACAGCAAGGACAGACCGCGCAGGGCGGCATGGGCTTTGCGGTGCCGAGTAGCGTGGTTTGCGGGCTTTTGGGCAGAGGAGTCTAAGCGATGAACTGGCTAGCGATAATTGTCATTACCACGAATGTTCACGGTATTCAATTTATGGAGAGAATACCAGCAGACAGCGAAATTGCATGCAATGCCGCGGTGTCTGCCTATGTCGAGAAGTATGACGCAGATCCAGCAAAATATTTTTACGATTGCGTCGACATCGGTTCAATCGTGAAGGGCGGCAAATGACCCTCACAAGCCGCCTTTTCATCGTAAACTTCGCCGGCGGCTGCCTTGCCGCCTGGGCATGGTGGACCGGCTCTCTGCAGCACTTCGCGGCGCACGCAATCGTCCCTGTGTTGGCGTCCGTGTTTGCCTATGGCATGGTTGCATCGTTCCTTGCCGCTCGTCGCCTTGCCGGCGCTTTTCGGCAGGACATCGAAATTATCTTGGCAAAGAGCGAACACCTCGACCTTGTTGTCAAGGCGCTCTTCATACTGGCCGTTATCGGAACCGGCGCAGGAATCGCCTCGGCGTTTAGCTCGGTGAGCGCTGATGCAATGTCGACACCGGAGGGCATGAGGGCAGCCGGCGGCCAGATGCTTTCAGGTGCAGGCGCTGCTTACGGTTCCTCTATCGTTGGATTGTCGCTAGCGCTCTGGTCGATGGTCAATGTTCGCTTGGTGCGCACCGCCGAGGCAATCCGCGCGAGCCAACTCTGATGGCGACGCGCTCAAATTCCGGCGACGACTGGCTGTGGTCTTACGTTGACGTGCTGCTCCTGTCGGTCTTCACGTTCTGTGCGTACGTGTTCGTCGCAATGGCGAGCATCAACCCGCCTGCACGCGACAACCCCGACGCCTTGCCGCCACCAGGCTCGCTTGCCGTAGTAGCGGCTTGGCCAGAAGGCAACATCGATGTCGACCTCTGGCTTAAGTCGCCCGACGATAATATGCCGGTTGGATACAGCCGAAAGGACGGCAAGATTTGCGCTCTGCTGCGCGATGACCTGGGCACTACGAACGACGGCAGCCCGATTAACGCCGAGACGACGTTCTGCCGCGCGCTGCCAGCCGGTGAGTACATAGCTAATATCCACGGCTATTCGGTGCCTGCTGATGGTGTTCGTGTCCACGTCGAGATTGCGCTGAACGGTCGGCTGCTTGTGTCGCGCGACATGGATCTGAAGCCGAAGCAGGAGCGCACCGTTGTTCGGTTCACGCTGGATGGCGCGGGCAATGTGGTGAGTTCGAACGAAGTCTATCAACCGTTGAGGAGTGCGGTGAAATGATCGACTGGCAACTACTGTTGGACCCAAATCCACTTAACCAATTTATATGGCTCGCGGTTGCCTTCGCGGTGATCGTAACTGGCACGGTCGGCGTGAGCGCCCTCGGCTTGTGGTGGATGGGAGAAGTGGAATGATGATTCCAGTTAGGTGGTTCTTCTATGTGCCGCTCGCAATCAATTTGGTGCTAGCCGGTTCTCTTGGCTCGCATGCGGGGAGCGCGCTTGCTGATGGTGATTTTGCACGCTCGCTGGTCGTACTGTGTGCGGCATCTCTTTTCGCGGCGAACGCAGCGGCGTGCGGCTTTGTTGCGAGCGGCAAGCCATGACCATCGCCTCCACCTGGCTTGCGCTCTGCTTGGCGCTCGCAGCCTACGCATGGTTCGCCTACCGCACGCCTTACGTGCTGCCCGCTGTTGCGCTAGCAACCGCCGCAGCACTCTACGTGCCAACCGGCACGCCGCGCCTTACGACGCCACCGCCTGGCAACTATCAGGTTCTTGGCGCTGACATTGTTGTGGACCAGTACATTGACGCGCTGCTTAAGCCGGAAGGCCAGCCGGCAATGCTCTACCGCCTGCCGTATAGCACCGCGCAAGCTAACGCGCTGCAGGCGGCTATGGACGGCGGCAACGGCGTGCGCGCTGAGGTGGGCACGGAAGGTGGCGTTGCTTATGACGGCGACCCGCCAGTTTCTGACAGTGAACACAAGCAGGCCGAGCAGCCGCAACTGAATGTTGGAGGTTAGAATGGCGCACGCAATGTTTGGAGGCTTTGCAGCCTTCTATGCCCTGATGGCATTTGCGTTCATGCATAGAGAAAATGCGTTTGGCGTAGTCATGAGCGCCTTGTTTTGCGGCCTTTCAGTTCTTCTGGCGACTTTGCCTTATTGAGGTATTAACCATTGCCAACACCTCCCACAGACAACCAAACCCTGCTTGCCACGCACGCAGCGTACATCGCCAACGACAGCAACCAGACGGCAACCGCCAAGGCGCTCGGCGTGTCGCGCGAGACCGTGCAGCGGCATCTGCGGCAAGCTGCAGAGCGAGGGTTGATCGACGGCAAGGCCGACGCGACCAAGACGGAAACGGCGCCAAAGAAGAGCGCTGGCGAACATGCATCCGCGCGCGCTAACGCAATGCGCGAGTGGCTTGTGGATATGATGACCGGCACGCGCTATCCGATCACCAATCCAGAAGACGTGCACGTCGAGGCGCAGACCGGCTTGCGCTACGACCGGATGACAGAAGAATACGTCGAGTCGGAACGCGCACCGAAAACATGGGTGTCGGATACGCTCCGCGTTGGGCAGGTAGCCGATTGCCGAAATCGCAAGTACCTCTTCACCGGAGCGCAGAATGACGCCACTGTGCACGAGGCATTCTGGACCAACCTTCGCGCCTTCGCATCCTATATCGGCGCGGAAATTGTCGTCGGCCCATGGACCTACGAAACGTCATGGTTCAACGAGAATTCCCCTATGTCGCGTCAGTACTCGCCACTGATTCAGGATTTCATTGCGTTCGGGCAGATGGAGATTGGCGACAACTTCATCTTTGCCGGCGAGATGAACACGCTACCGACAGCGGCGCGCCCGATCTCGGATCTTGTCACGTATAGCCGTGGCCGGTGGGCTGTGTTCCCGCACGCCAAGCTTCAGTTGAAAAGCGTGCCATCGACCGACCCCGCAATCCAGGCGCATCAGGTCATGACCACTGGCGCAGTCACGCGGCCAAAGGTCATTCCGCGCAAGGCTGGCATCAAGAGCATCTTCCATCACATCATCGGCGCAACCGTTGTTGAGTTCGATGATGCCGGCGACATTTTTGCGCGCCAGATCAGCGCATCCGACGACGGCTCGTTCTACGACCTCGACGTCTTCGTGCAAGGCGAGCGCGTGACGTCGGGACATCGGGTGCGCGCCGTAGTTTGCGGTGATGTGCACGAGAGGAAACTCGACCACAGGAACGCGCTTGCAACGTTCGGTTTCGGGACCGACACGACAACAACGTACCGTGACAATGTTCTCGATACGCTGCGTCCTGATTTCGTCCTTATCCATGACGTGTTCGACAACGAGACGCGCAGCCACCATCATGCGAACGATAACGCGCATTTCTATGAGATGGCCGTGCGAAAGCGCGAAAGCGTTTTGGACGAGGTGAGGGGTACGTCGCGCTTCCTTGAGCGTGTCAGACGTCCTGGTTTGAATCCGGTTGTCGTGGAGAGCAACCACGACCTTGGCCTTGAGCGCTATGTGCGCGAGGGAAGGTATCGGAATGACGGTATCAACGCGCGGTACGGACTTCAGCTTGAGGACGCTTACCTTGCAGCACGCGAACGCCAGGCTGTTGCACTTGAGGCTGGTGCCGCTGTCGAGACGTTCAGCCTGCTAGAGGCGGCCGCGCGTCTGCTATCCGCAGACGAACTTGCCGGTATCGGGTGGGTGCACGACGGTGCCAGCTTCGTGATTGATGAGGTTGAGTGCGGCAATCACGGATTTCGCGGCGCCAACGGCGCGAAGGGAACGATATCCGGCTTTGCTCGCATTGGCCGCAAGATGAGTATCGGCGACAAGCACTCGCCGGAAATCATGGACGGCGTGTACTGCGCTGGCGCTATGAACTTGCGACACGGCTACAACAAGGGTCCGAGCTCTTGGGCTGTGTCGCACATCATCCAGTATCCAAACGGCAAGCGCACGTTGATTACGCTTCAGAACGGCAAGTGGCGCGCCGCAAAGCCGGTGGTGCGCGTCCGTGCAGCGGCGAATGACAATCAAGAGGAGTTGCGCAATGCCACTTAATTGGGACTCCGTCGCCCGCCGCTACGTCGAGCGCAGCGACGATTCGCAGGATGCGGTCGAGACGTTTGGCGAGCGGGTGCTGTGGCCGTTTGCGCCCGCAAATGACAACTTGCGCCAGGTTGCGCCAACGGAGCGCAAGGGTGACTTTATGCAGACTTTCACGGCCCGCCAGTTCTGGCCGCTGGATGCTCGCCCCGACGAGGTGCATATCGAGGATATCGCGCACAGCTTGAGCTTGCAGTGCCGGTACGCCGGCCATTGCCGTCGTTTTTACTCGGTAGCCGAGCATTCCGTCCTGATCGCCAATTGGATCTGGTGGCACGGCTCGGCTGCTGACGCGCTGTGCGGCCTGCTGCATGATGCGACAGAAGCATATCTTGTCGACATGCCGCGTCCTGTGAAGCGCAGCATGCACGAGTATAGGCTGCACGAGGCGGCGCTCTGGAAGGTTATTGCGGCGCGCTACGGCCTGCCGGAAGTCATGCCAGACGTCGTGCACGAGGCCGACAATCGCATCATCGCGGACGAGCTCGTCAACATGGCGCCGATGGCATGGCATGCAAGGCACAACGACCCGCTTGGCGTCGAGTTGCAATTCTGGTCGCCAGAGGAGGCGGAGGCGAACTTCCTAGCAACGTTCGAAATGTTGCGAAACATGAGGGTGGCGGCGTGAAGATCAGCAAGGCAATTAGAGAACTTGAAAAGATCAAAGCCATCTATGGCGATATCGCCATCACTGGCGGATACATGAGCGACGACACGGTGCTTTCAAGCATTTGCGTTACTGACGTCGAGGGTATGGAGGTTTATCCGCGCGACCCCAACGGCGTGCGCGGCAAGCACAAAATCGACGGCGTGTTCCTGCAATGATCCGGATCACCGACACTTTCGCGGTGCGCCGCATTGGCTCGCTGGCGGTCGCCAGCATCGTTGAGAACTTTCCGGCGAGCGTAACGCTGACCGCCGCGCAATGCCGCGATGCGGCGCAAGCATTCGAGATTATGGCCGTGATGCTCGCGCCCGTAGATGACGAATATCCTGACGCGGGTGGGTCTGCGGCTGACCGCGCTTATCAATTGGCGAAGGAGGAGGCGGCTTGAAACGGCTAATAATGTTACCAGACGGTTGGCCGTGCACCTACGAGGAATGCAGGCCGGGCTTCTTTGTCTTTGGTGAATCACTTTTCCTTAAAAGCGAATATGGCGGCCAGGGCTACTGTGGCAGCGGCGAGATGTTTTGCAGAACCGATGCAGAAGTGCAGCCCGTCACAGAAGTTTGGGAGGAGTTTGAATGAATCACTTCTACGTCGGCCAAGAAGTCGTCTGCATCGACGCCAAGGCGCCGCCACGCACCACCATTCCATTGCCGCTAGTCGAAGGCCAGGTCTACACAATCCGCTGGATTGGTCCGTACAATAGCTATGTCGACGGCGAGTTCATCGGTGTGCGCCTGGAGGGCGTCGAGCGCGGCGTCTGCCCGACCTACGGCCATGACGACCCGCCATTCAACGCCAAGCGCTTCCGCCCGCTGGCAAGCGACCCACTTGCCGTTTTTCGGCGCATAGCCACGGATCCAGATTTCAAGATCGATGCGCCAGAAGGTCCGGTGCGTGGCAAGCCAGTGCGTGAGGGTGAGCCGAGGCGCAAGGTTAAGGAGGAGGTGGAGTGATGGATAACCCAATGTGGACGCCGTGGGGCAATACCGAGGATGCATTTGAAGTGCCTGCGCGGCCCGCGGCGCCGGCGCGCGTATCCGAGAGTTTCTGCGACCGCGTACTTACCGTCGATACCGACGTCAAGGTCGCCATTGCCGACGAGGCCAAGCGCATTGTGTCGGGCGCAAGACGCGCGGCTTACGGCAAGCCGGAAGACAACTTTGAGCGCATCGCCCGCTTCTGGCGGTCCTACTTTGAGAACACTGGGCGGGCCGACGCAAACGTGACGGCGGCCGATGTCTCGCCGCTCATGCGCCTGATGAAGGAGGCGCGGCTTTGCGAGACGCCTGACCACCGCGATAGCTTCGTTGATCTGGTCGGCTACACGCTGACCGGCGCCGAGATTAATGGGGTGGCGGCTTGAACACAGCCGACGCCTACGAGATAGCCGCCGACTGGCACGACAAGAACGCGCGGCTGTTCAAGGAAATGAGCCAGGACGAGCCGCGCACTGGTGCCGATGCAAGAGCCAAGGCGGCAGAGGCTGCAAGACACCATGCTGGTAGCGCTGCGGCTCTTAGGCTTGCCGCGCTGAACTTGAGGCGGGCTGCACTACAAGCCTAACTCACAGCCGCCTTCGGGCGGCTTATTTTTTTGCCCTCTGCGCAGCCTTCGACTCTACCCACTCACCGGTAACAGGATCGCGCCTACGGCGCCGCTTCTTTTCACCAGCCTGCGCAGCGCGCGTACCAGCCAACGACTCCGCGGTCGGCGCCCGCAGTATCATGCCTGGCGCGAACGTGCCGTCGTTGCGGCTAAAACCTGTGGCAACTCGCTCTGGCAGCAAGCCGTTGTCGTGCAGCCACTTGACGTCGGCAACAATGCGTTCGACGCGCTCGCCTGCTTCCGCGGCCAGCGCTTCCTTGGCTTTGATTTCCTCTTGGTGTTCGAGTTCGGCGATCGCCATTGCGATCTCTGCGGCCTGCCGCTCGAGTTCGGCCTTGCTCTTGCTAAGAAGCTCAGGACGAAGTTTCTTGACGTCGGTAACGGCCATGCATTGTCCCTCGATTAATGCATGGCCTATACGCTAGCGGCTGGCGGGCCGCAAGGCTTCCGACTAGCTACCGCTTGTCGCCAGGGCACATGCCCGTTAGAAACAGCATGCAGTCGCGGCACGGCTCACTGTTCGGCACCACGTTGACTAAGCTTGAGCCAAGTATGATGCGGTCTCTGTTCGGATCCACGGTTGCAAAAGAACGCACACCGTACATTTCCCCCAACCGACCCGCTTTAGTCCTGCTAAGCACCAGCGATGGCATCGACTGGTCTTTATGAGATACGCACTGTCCTAGTTTAAATTGCCAATCAATCTGGCCGTCTGAACGCACTGCTACTGCCACTGTCCGGTCTTTCACCGGCAGCACCATGTTGCCCATAATTCCCAAACCTTCTACGTTGGAGCATTGTCCTTTGCTTTTTTTCTATGGCGCAGAGCGCCAGTCCGCATCTCAATGCTTTGTCAGCGCGCCGTCGTATCTCGCAGCAAGCCGGGGGTTAGTAACACGTCGTGGAGACGAGCCGGCCGCTTTTGGCTTCCGCTTGGACATAACGACCGCCCCCGGCCGAAGCCAGGTGCGTGCGTCGCCGCCAAGCGGTCGCACAGTTCGGCGCATATGCGCCTATCCGCGATCCGGGTTACTAAGCCCGATCCGACACTGTTATATTTGCTTAACGGGCGCAAGCGCTATTTGGTCGGACCAGCGGGCTTTTTGTGGTGATACATTACAAGTGTCGAAATGGTAAACGATCGCTTGCCGGAGTTCAGACGCAGTGCGTGTCATCGCGGCAACTTACCGGCGACATAGACTCTGTTTAGCTCGCTATTTCCACACTTGGTGCATTTGGTTTTGCGCGTGGAGAATCTTATATAAGCTTCTCCTGATATTCTCTGAAGCTTATTGCGATCGGTTGGCGCCTCATGGCCACAGCATCCGCAGCGCACTCCGAGTACCCACCACTCCGGTATGTCCTCGAATCGGATTTCCCAATAGCTTTTGTTGTAGACGACTTCGGTCAACTCCATATGCTGATGATAACATATGTAGGAGGAAATTCCTAGTCTGCGGTTTAGCTAAAATGCAGCGGAACTGAATCGGGCGCCGGGGCTTGAATCGCGTTTGTTGGGGTTGGCGTGCATGCGGCGAGAAGAAGGTGGCCGAAGTCGATTGCGGTTCATACCGCCGCAACTGCCACGCCTGGTGGAGGAGCCGCCAGTTAGTGACGACTGGATCCACGAAATCAAATACGACGGCTACCGCACGCAGGTCATCATAGATTGGGACGGCGCCCGTGCATACACCAAGACCGGCGTAGACTGGACATCGCGCTACTGGCCGATTGTGGCCGCGGCTGAGGCGCTAGGAGCACGCGACGCAATCATCGACGGCGAGGTCATCGCGCCAATGCCTGACGGCTCGCCAGACTTCCACGCGTTGCGATCGGCTATGGCATGGAATGCGGAACGGCTGGCCTTCGTAGCCTTCGACTTACTGCACCTCAACGGCAAAGACCTGCGGGCGCTTCCTGTGGTCGAGCGGCGAGCGATGCTGTGGGATTTGGTGAAGCCAGCAGATGGCGCAATCCAGTTCAGTGCGCACGTTGAAGGTGGCGGCGCCGAGTTCTTCAAAGGCGTTGAGCGGCTCGGCCTCGAGGGCATGGTCTCAAAGCGTCGCGGCGCGCCATACCGAAGCGGCGAGTCGGACACATGGCTGAAGATCAAGTGCTATGAGATTTCAGAGATGGAAATGCTCGGCGTCAAGCGAGAGCCAGGCAAGCCGCCCGTTGCGCTCATGGGGCAGGGCGGCAAGTATGCCGGCTCGGCATTCATCACGCTGCCGAAGGATATCCGCGAGCGCCTATGGAGGCGCGTACAGGCCGGCCGTGAGGCTCCCGTGGGCGCGCCGGTTACGGCTGGCGTCGAATGGCTGAAGCCTGGCATTAAAGCGCGCGTGAAGCACCTGCGCGGTGAGCACAAACTGCGGCATGCTTCGGTGAAGGGGATTGTGGAGGATTAGGCGAGCCAGTCGCGAATTCGTGCAATGATGCCAGTCACAAGAGCCAGACCAAGCAGAATGATTAGCGTCGGCAACGCGTAGTCGCCCACAAACGGGACGACAAAGGCGTCAACAATCTCTTTCATCACTTCCCTCCACGCGCTAGCGCCAGGGCTGCGCGACCACGAAGAACGCGTGGGTCGTGGCTATCAAGCGCGCCCAAACCAGACAACGGTATCAACTCCTCCAGCGCAGCCACGAGCGCGTCGATGGTGTCGGCTGCTGCGCTGCTCATGTCTTTCTCCTGTTGCCCGAGGGCGATGCGTGGGGTGATGGGGTTAGCGATAGCGTCGCGACAGTTGTGCGATTGCCACCGCAAGCTTGGGCGAGATGCTCAAGCTGATTTCCGCTGTCTCTTCGATGGCGTCCTCGGTTGGCTTTTCTGGTGCCATCGCGTTCAAGCCGCATGCTTGCGTGTGGTACATCGGGTTCTTAACCCACACGGGCATGTGACAAGAGCACTTGGTCATCACACCGCCTCCTGCGCCCAGATCGCGTTGATCTGGGCCAGCGTTGCGCCGATGCGGAAGTTGAAGATGTCGCGCGGCTCGTAGCCATTGCGGATCAGGCGCTTGACATGCTCGACCTTCGCTGAGGTCATCGTGGCGATGCGGCGGTTCATTTCGGAGGTGTTCATGTGTCCGTCTCCTGTTGTTGAGACCGTTTTAGGCGAAAGCGCCTACAGAGTCAACAACAAAAATGCGAAACCGCCTAGGCGATAACGCCACCAATAACGCGCCATAACGCTGACTAGCAAAATCAATGGCTTGCGGTTGAGCAAAGCTAACAAGGCGTTAACGGCAGATTCAATAAATTCAATGGGATCGTTAGAGCGTTAGCGCCAGGCGTTACGGGTTGCGTTCTACTTTTGTGCGCCCTTACGCTTGGCCGACCTGGCATCCGCAAATCGTTCAGCCGCCTCGAGCGTGGCGCGATCGTATACCGCGGACGTTGTCTTGGTTGAAGCGTGGCCGGCAACCTTGGCTGCGTCGTCGGTCGACGCGCCACTGGCTCGGCCTTCGGTGATGCCGCTCGCTCGTAAGTCTCGAGCCCACACGCTATCGGAGATGCCGGCGGCTTCGCGATCCTTGCGCCAGAACTCGCCAAAGTAGTTTGACGAGTACGGCATGCCCGTACCTTCGCAAATGACCATTGGACCGCTACGCGGCTCCGGCCAATGCGCAAGCTCCTCCATCACCATAGGCGCCTTGGTGAGCGGATAAGTGACGGCAAGGCCGGTTTTGGCGCTTGTCTTTGACGGCACGTAACGCAGCACCAATCCTGGCCCAACATCCTCCCATCGAATGCCGAACCACTTCTTGGATTCCTTCATGCTGGTATGCGGCGACATAACCACGTCGCTAATCAGCGGCGCATCAATTGGCCACCACTGACCGATGACGTCCCATAAGCGAAGCGTCGTTTCAAACACCATCGCGTAAACGAGCGCGCAGCTTGGCCGCTTGTCGGCATGCGCTGCGGCGCGCAAAGCAATCACCTGTTCCGCAGTAACGGTCGACTCGCGCCGCTTCGGATTGGGTATCTTGCGGCTTGCCGTCTTTAGCACCTCGCGCAACTCAGACGCGGCTCGCAATTCCGGCGAGCCGGGCTTTGCGCTCATGATCGTGAAAGAGATTGCCGCGTCCAGTACGGCCCGCATCATCTTGCTCGCGGCAAGCTTCTCTCCGCTCTCCGACCACCGTTCATGCCACCGCTTAAGGTCTATGCCCGTCACTTCATCGACGCGCAATTCACCAAGCTCAAATGCAAGCTTGTTGGCGTAGAACTCATAGGGATGTTTCGAGCCAGGTCGAAGTGCGCGAAACGTGCTTTCCTCGTCGTGCAGATATTTCTGTATTATCTGGCCGAACGTTCCGTCGAACGAACCGACATGGCTACGCAAGCCAGCGCGCCAGGCTAGCGCCTCTGACTCGTAGCCTTGGCACCTCTTTAGCAGTTCGTCAGGCTTATCGGCCAAAGGCGACAGATTTACGTTCTCTGGCGGCTTGTCCTTGCCGTGCGGCAGATACCACGACGGCGCACGCCAGTACGGCGTGCGCCCGTTCTTACGATTGATCCACGTAAGCCCGTAATTGCTGCGTGGACCAACCGCTATGCGGCTCGGCGCTGTCTCTTCGGCTGCCATATCTTCTCCTCGCCGCCAGGCTTGGCCATCACAAATCCGGCCGTAAGGCCAAAATAATCTTCATAAAACTTTCGTACCAGAGGCACAGCGCGACCTGTATGCAACGGATCCTCTGCCGGAAATCCGCGGCGCTCTAGCGTTGGCAGGACGCCGGTAAGCCAATAGGATGCCTTCGACTTGCCGACGATCGCAACTGCAATCTGCTGGTCTGTTGCGAATAGCGGTAGCGCGTCGAGTGCCTTGAATGGCATGTTGTCGTTGGCTGGCTTCATGCTGCTACCCTCGCTGCATCGTGCGCAATAGCCAGCTTGCGCGTCGCTTCGCAGCAAGCCTCTACAACCTTAACCGCTCGCGACGGGAGAGTCTTGAACCATTCACCATGGACGCGCGACGGCGATAGCGTTGCGTGCGCTGCGCGCTCGGCTATGCCAGCATAGATCAATGACCTAAGCGGCTGCGATGCGTGGACCAATTCGAGCTTGTAGGGATTAGCAGCTTGCAGACTGCGCAAACGGTTGCCGATGTTGTGGGCAACGCCAATTTTTACAAATCGATCGCATTTAACAACATAGACAGAGGTGTCTCGAATCGTCTCCCACATATTCGATAGAGGCAACGACATGATCGATTTCAATTTGAAGCCTGCGACCCTCTTGGCCGCTTCAGGCTTGTCGAGAGCCTTAATCCCTTCGATGTCTTTTCCGGTAAGCAGAATATCGCGACCGCGCACCATGCACAGCCCATGGCGGCGCGCCAGCTTGGCAACGCCTCGATTAGTCAGGCGCAAATGCGCAGCGGCCTCGTCCAGCGTGTAGACGTTGCCAGGCGCTATGTTATCATTTGCCGCCAATGTCATGGCCTTGTGACCTGCATCTTTAATAGCTCCGTTATCCCAAGCGCAGTATCGCGCGGCATGTCTGTTGTTGTGCATGCCACCAATAGCAAGGCGGCAAGCGATACAAGCGCAATGACTGCTAGAGCGTGCCACCCGCCTGGCACTATAAGCCTACCGCGCATTGATGAGATCCTTCACCATCGTTGGAAACGAACCGAAAAGGAAGCCGGCCGACGTGAACGCAAGCTTCTGCAGCGGGTCGCTGATTTCGTGGCCGCTTAGCGCCAGGTAACAAATCTCGAGGATGGTGCAGAAGCAAACCACCACAAGCAGGATCCAGCCTGACATGATGATAAACTCGGCAACGCGGCCGATGGCTATGGGTTGTGCGGGTTCGCTCACGACGGCTTCTCCCCTGTGTTGGCAGGGGCGTCGAGATAGCGAATCTCCCACGTTGGGTGGTACAGCCCAAGCTTCCTGCCGCTGTCGAAGCGGATGCGCAGGTATGCGCCACGGGCGCCGCTGATGGTGCCTGGCTCGGCTCGGCCATTCCCCGTATACTCGATACGAGCGCCGCGCCATGCTGGCACGCCATAGCTTTTGCGGATGTACTCCAGACTCATCCCCGCCCTCCGTTCGATAGCGCGGCGGCGCGGCGGAAGTCTGACAGGTGCATCGAAAAGTCGGTAACGCGGCCTACCTTGATGATGGCTGGCGTCTCGTCCGGATGGTCTTCGTGGCCTTCATCCGCCCCCAACTCGGCAAACGGCGCCAGCGCCTCTCTCGCCTCCGCCAGCGCCTTCTCCAGGGCGGCGATGCGGTCGGCGGCAGACGTGAGCGCGATGCGGTCACCCTTGGTGATGTCGTATCCGAAGCCTACCTTGGCGATCCGGCGCAACTCCGCGATCAGCTTCTCCGTGTCAGCGCTCATGGGTTCGGCTCCTGTGAGAGGAAGCGGGCGGCTGCGCGAACATGGTGTGCCCGGATATCCCGCAAGGCTATCTCGACAGTATCTTCGTCTCTGACGTGGCCGTCGAAATGGCCCTTTGCATCAGCCAGCGGCTTCAGCAGCCGCTTGGCCTCGGCAAGGGATGCCTCTGCAGTTAAGGTGCGGGATCGCCAGTGCACATAGGTGCTATCGGCAGCAGCTTCGATCGACTCCGCCCTCTTCCGCGCTTCCCGCTCTTGGGAGAGGGCGGCGGCGGCTTCGCGAAGTAGCGGAACGGCGGGGATCGACGCAGCGGATCCCCGGTCCATGGCAAGCGCTATCGCGACTTCCAAGCGTGAATTGGTGGACGTGCTTTCTTCGGACTCGCGCACGCCCGGCGAGTCGCTAACACGCTCTGGATCAGAAAGGAGTGATGGCCCAGGTCGCGCGCCCGAACTGCGTATTTGCTGAGCCCTTAGCCGCAACTGCTTGCGATAGGCCTCTATGCCGGCAAGGAAATCGCCCCCGGTGGCGGGGATACCTAACGTTGCCGCCTGTTCGTAAATGTCAGCCTCGTCCTCCCCATCCACCGCCGCTGCCTTAACTGACGGGGAGGATTGGAGAGCGAGACATGCATCCGCCATTGCGTCCAAAACATTGGCGTCGATGCGGTCGTGATGAGCAGCCCAATAGATGCGGCCAAGCTCATGCACCAACCGCGCCTTCACCACCGGCGCGGCTGGCGCTTCGGGAAGGGAGGCGCGCGCACGTTCGGCAAGCAGCGCATATCGAACAGCATGCTCTACGAAGATGCGCATGTCTGAATACTTGGTGACGCCGATCAGATCGGCCGCTCGTCCTGCGGCCTCTGCGATGTCCTGCGGGACGCCCAGCGCCTCCGCCTGGTTCTCTGGCTCGGCAGCCAACCGCTCCGCCTCCCGATACATTCTCGTCATATGGTCTTTCATGCGGCCCTCCTCTCGCTGCGCGGCTTGCCGTACTCCGCACCGCGGTTGTTGTTAGCTGCGGGTCTCCTGCGGCCACCAAGGTCAATACCCATAAGCCGCGCCAACTCGCGACCTACGCGCCGCGCAGCCTGGCCGGCGGCGTTGTCGCCAAGCCGCTCGTTGAAGCGCGCGATGCTAAAGAAGGTCGACGGCGTTGATCCTTGCGCGGCTGCCTCTGCGGCGGTGAGCATGTTAACAGTCATGGTGCTTGCCTCGTTGTGTTGTGTGGTTGCGGGTTATTGCGGGGCAATAAGCGGCAACGCGGTTATGGGGCGACGGTCCAATCGTAAGTGTCTTTGGTCTCGACAGACTCGCTGCCGTCGTACTCATCGATGCGGTAGAGCGTGCCGCTTGGTACATCGACAATGCTCAGTTTTGCGTAATCGCCGTTCGCCTTGTCGCCAAGCTCTTCGACAACCTGCGCAAGCGCAGGATCGTGGCGAGTAATCCTATCGTCGTTGAGCGTCAACTCACGATATTGACGTTTGTATGCGGCGCGCTCATCCATTTCTGCCAAGCACCAAGCATCGCCTTCAAGCGGCGCGGGACGCTCTTCGGCAGGAACCGTCCAATAGGTGATTAGTCCGAACTTCTTCTTTTCGGGATAGAGCGTGATGCCTTTGATTTCGGCATACCGCATCATTCCTTCATGGCTGAGACCGAATCCACCATAGCAGGCGTTGTAAACAATCTTGGTCATCCCACATCTCCGCTTTCATACGCGCCCGGCATCTCAAACCTGCATCCGCGCAGCCAGCCAACGATTGTGCGCTCGCCGACAGCCACGGCATAGAATCCCAAATCCACCAATCGCTCTTGCGCGTTGATGGCCGGTATGTTGCCGCACCGCCAGAACTTGGCGATACGGTCGGCGCTATTGATTGTGTCGATAAGAGAGGCCATTAGCGCCGCTCCAACAGAGCAGCAATGCGGTCACCTAAGGCGTCAACAATCTCTGCAACACGCTCTGGCGAAGCCTTCTCGATCTGGCGATATGTCCTTGCCGTGCCGCGACACAGCGCCAGCAACGCGGCAAGCTCTTTAGCGGTGGCGTCGCTCACGACACACCTACCGCAATAGCAAGCACACCAAGCGCCCACACCGCGACGACAACGCCGGCAATCAACGACTGCGTAAGCGTTATGTCGGGCTCTGGCCGCTTATTGAGATTGCGCCGATAGGCATCGCCGTTGACAAGGATTGCGCGGCGCGGGTCGCGCGCATAAGTCGATGCTGTTGACATTCCCGTAACTCCACCTTGGAGCCAGCCCGCATCAAGCGGGTACAGGAATCGTTATAGGCGCTTTCGCCTACAAAGTCAACTACAATATGCGAAACCGCCTATGAAACCCTGCGGCGCCACGCGCCTACTACTGTCCGCGCCTAGGCTCGCGACCGGCCGCTTTGACGATCTGGCGCACGCGTTCACGCGATAGGCCATAGCGATCACCGATGGACGACAGTGTCTCACCTGCATCGAATCGCGCCAGCATATCCCTGTGTCGACCATCAGACGCAGTTTCACCGTTGGCGCGCCGAGGGCGCGTGATGAATGATGCAAGCACGATGCCGGTAATCACGACTTCCTCGGCGCCGCAGTACTGCAGCGGAGTCTGATGCTCCGGATCGGTCGACCGCGGCCACAACCACCTCGAGCCGTCTTCTGCCAGGACATACTCTTTTAAAGACGCTTCAACCAAACCCTGACGATCTCGGCGCGTGACGATGACGTGGTCGCCATCGGTTGGCCGCAGGCCATTCGCGATTGTGGCAGCTGCGAACACAATGGCGTTGTCCGGATAATAGCGGTTCATGGAATTGCCGCGCACTACATAGCCCTGCAACGGGTAGCCAGGCAGGTCAGGATCCACCAAGACCGGCACTGGATATTGATCGTCTGGCGCCCACTCAATAGCTTCCCGCCACTGGCCGGCGCAGAGCTCGCCAACGACCATGGCTGTCCGTTCGCTCACATTTTCCGCCGAAGCAGGTTCGATACCCATCCACTCACCAAGCGGCATGCCGGCGAGTTCGGCCAGTTTCATGCTTGGCTCGCGCTTTGGCATCTGAATGCCGCGCTCATATTTTGACACGGTGGACTGATCCACGCCTATCTTGGCGCTCAATTGTTTCTGGTCGATTCCAAGCCTCGCACGGAGCGCTTTGATTTTTTCAGCCATGCTTTCCATGACATTCTCTTTCTTTGTTTCTTGGCCCGAATTCACGGCACCAGCATTCCCCAACGAATCGGCATATATGCGAAAGCGCCTTTTTTGGCAATACAAATAGACTAAAACGCCTTTGGTTCCGTTCACGTTTAGTTAATATCTGAAATTGGCCGGTCGGCAGAGCCACCCGCCCAAGGTTGCGGCAGGTGATATAGGCGTTTTAGCATATTCAACTTGACACGCAAGGCGAAAACGCCTATAACTCGTGGCTGTAGTTAACGAGTCGGCCCGAAGCGGTTTCGGCAGGCTCCACAAATACAAATCGAGGAAATCACAAAATGGATGCCAGGGGTCGCGCTCGCGCAATGCGAGCGGAGGGGGATAGCTTTGACCGCATAGCGGCAGCTCTCAATATCGGAAAGCAATGGGCATACAAGTGTGCCGGCGACATTGAACGCTCATTACCAGAAACAGACAGCACGGTAGTGCGGCATCACGCCTTTAACGGCGGCTGCTCAACGCAATCCGGTCTGGCGCCAATCTCGATGCCGCGCATCCGGGCACTTCATGGAGCAGCACAATGAGCGGGCCGCAGCAAGACGAGGGGAACAGTGACGAGGAGTTGGCGCTCGGCGATCGCGTAACCATCACTGGCGTTGTGGTTGCCACAACGCGCTTCACGAATGGCGACGTTACCTACAGCGTCGAATACGAGCGTAAAGGGCGCGCCGTAAGCGATTGGTTCAATCGCGGCGACCTCATCACGGAAACGGAAGAAGACGGAGGCGGCATTTGATCGGCTCGCGCTGCAGGATTGTGGGTACGGAACTGGACGGCGTTGTCGTTGGCAGGCGCACGTACCTCGGGGAACTTGACAGGTTTGCCGTCCGCTATCGCGACGGCAGCGGGCCGCAGGAACGCTGGTTTCAGTCCGGCGAAGTTAGTTTCGAGGGCCGCGAGGCCGAGGGCAACGTGATCGAATTCAGGAGGACGGCATGAGCAAGTTTAAGGTGGGTGATCGGGTTAAGCCGATTGCGGCGGACACAGAGTATGTGAACGGTTACTGGACCAAGTACTTCGCTGAAGAGCACGGCGCAGCAACAAACTATTTCGTCCGCCGACTTGACACCACTGAGGTTGGTGTGTCCAACAAAAACGACGGCGACGCTGTTGTATTCTGGAATCCTAGCCGCTTCGAACTCGCCTCGCGCTTCGCCGTTGGCGACAGGGTGCGCGTTATCAAGGGTGGCCGTATACCTGGCGGCTCTTATCATGGCGCCAAAATCGGCGACGAGTTCACCATTACGCGCACAAACGACAGATTCGTTTCAACGAAGGCGTGGGACTTCTACGAACACGAAATCGAACCTGTCCCCGCCTACACCTCCTGCGCCGCAGCCGAAGTCGACAACCTGGCCGACGAGTACGGGGCGCCGAAGCGGGAGTTTAAGGAAGGTGACCGCGTTCGATACACCGGTAAGAAGGGCCTCAGCTTCGACAAGACTATGTTGGGCAAGACCGGCACCGTCACCAAGGACGATGGTGGCATATGCGTCGGCGTTGATTGGGATGGCACGCCGGTTTGGTCGTATGGCGTCTATCGTGAAAACATCGAACACGTTGCCGTTGCGCCAACAACCGCAACGCTGCAGATCCAAGCCGGCAAGTTCTACAAGACGCGCGACGGGCGGAAGGTCGGGCCGATGGATACCTGGCACGGCACGACATCCCACAAGTGGGAGGAAAGGGGCGGCAGCAACAACTTTAACGGCGGCGGCGATATTTGGCGCGACGATGGCACCAGCGATTACTCGCCGCATCTCATCGCCGAATGGACCGACGCGCCCACATCCGTCGCCGACATCGTAGCCAAGCACAGCCAGACCGGCACGGCGATCGTCTGTCTGCTTGAGAACGGCAAGCCGAAGCCTGCGACCGAGCCGTTTGTGCATGGTGACGCCAAGGCTGCCGAACGCGAAGCCTTGCGCCTGGCAAACGTCCACAAGGGCAAGGAGTTTGGCGTCTACACGCTTGGCGAAGTCAAGAAGGTCGAGCGCACCTTCGACCATGAGTGGCAGCGGTTGGCTTATGGTGGTGAGAAGATTGCCGGCATCAAGGCTTACCGAGAGGCGGGCGGCAAGAGGCAGGTGTTTGTCGCGGCTGAGTTCGGCTGGCCGGCGCGCTACGAAGAGCGTCACGTCATTGGCTTGAAGGAAGCCAAAGACGCAGTCGAGCATTGGCTGGCTACCGCCGCCTAACCAACCCGCACCGCAACGACCACACTGCTGCGCGTATGCGCAGCAGTCAGGAGGGATTATGACTTCACCTTGGGCCGCCCTTAACGAATTCGACCCCGACCTGCATGGCTCGCCGGAGCAATTGCCGCCAGCCGCACAGCGCTACATGGCTGTGTGGATCACGCTTGCTGTTGTCGCCTTGCCGCTCATTTCGTGGTGGCTCGTCAAATGACCGCCACCCTTACACACCCGCCAGCCTGGTTGCTTGGCCTTATCGTCCTGACACTCATTGCAGCATGGAGCATTGGCTTTGGCTATTAGCCTTTCATCGTTGAAGTCCAGCAAGACCGACCACCCGCCAATCGTGCTTTTGTATGGCGTTGACGGCATCGGCAAGACCAGCCTGGCCGCTGAGTGGCCATCGCCGCTGTACCTACCGACCGAGGGCGAGCGACCGCCTGCCGATGTCGACATGGCAACGCCTGGCACGATCGAGTCGTTCGAAGATCTGCTTAACGTGTTCGGCGAGTTGCTGACCACCGAGCATGATTTCAAGACTGTCATCATCGACAGCCTCGACGGCCTTGAGAGCCTTGTTTGGGCAGCCACATGCGCGCGCCTCAACGTCAATTCAATCGAGGAGCCTGGCTTCGGCAAGGGGTATGTCGAGGCCGATACGGAGTGGAAGGAATATCTCGGCGCCATTGCCGCGTTGCGGCTTGCCGATATCAACGTCGTGCAGTTGGCGCACCCTGAAATCGTGCGCTTCGACAGCCCTGTAACGGATCCCTATTCGCGGTACGGCGTCAAGCTCCACAAGCGCGGCAATGCGCTGGTTCGTGAGCAGGCCGATATCGTTGGCTTCCTGAATTACCGCGTCTCACTCAAGGAGAAGGAAGTCGGCCCAAAGAAAAAGATCACGCACGCCGAAGGGGGCAAGGAGCGGCAGATCCACCTCAACGAGGGCGCCGGTTACCTGGCTAAGAACAGGTTCTCCATGCCCGACACCATTACCTATGCGAAGGGGCGCGGCTATGCGGACCTGAGCAAGCATTGGCTGAAAGCAGCCTAACCAAAACCCACAAAACCAGCACATTCTTTAGGAGACCACATTGGCCGCTCTTACCAAAGCTTTCGACCCGACACAGCACGACACGGAGCAGAACGACTTCGAACTGCTTCCCAATGGCACTATGCGCCTTGAGGTATCAGCCAGCGACATCAAGGAGGAGGACGGCAATAAGGCTCTTAACATTACTATAGACGTGATTGAGCCTGTCGAATATGCCAAGCGCCGCTTCTTCGCTTGGATGGATCTGGAGCATAGGGAGGCGGACAAGCAAGAACGCGGTCAGAAGGATTTTGCCAAGCTCTGCCGTGCAATTTGGGGCGCCGAAGTTCCGATCGTTGAAGATACTGAACAGCTTCATTTTTTGCCGTTCGTGGCGCGCGTCAAGAAAGGTGAAGCGGGAGTAAGCAAGGCTGGCCGCGCTTACAAAGCCCGCAACAGCATTCAAAAATATTTTTACCCCGACGAGGGTCCGCTTCCTGAGCCAGCAATCGATGAGGTTCAGCCCGCCACCAAGGCGGCAGCCGCCAACAACAATCAACGGCCTGCCGCCAACCAGAACGCGCCGGCCGCTAAGCCTGCCGCGACTGGCAATAGGCCTTGGGCGAAGAAGTAGCGACGCCTAGCGCGCCAACCTAACGGCGGGCTTCGGCCCGCCACCTTCCACAAGAGGAGAACACCATGCGCCTACAGCGCCACGACTTTGCGCGCCTACTCGCCAGCGTTACGAAGGTTGTCGAGAGCCGCAACACCATTCCGATTTTGTCGACCGTGCGGCTGATTGCCGGCGACGGCAAACTGAACGCCACGGCCAGCGATCTCGACATCGAAATCAGCGGCATGATCGATGCCGAGACGCCGGAAGCGTTTGCGGCGTGCATCGATGCAAAACTGCTGGTCGGCATCGTCAGCAAGATTGCCGGCGACGAGGTTGAACTCGTAGCAACCTCGGATGGTGCGACGCTGAAGGCCGGCCGCAGTCGCTACCAACTGCAGACGCTGCCGATTGATGACTTTCCTACCATGGCAGCTGGCAAGTTGCCGACCGAGTTCAAGACGGACCTGGCGGCGCTGTTCGCGCCCGTGTCGTTCGCCATTTCGACGGAGGAAACTCGATACTATCTGAACGGCATCTACCTGGCTGGCGGCAAGACCGAACTAACCGCCGTTGCAACGGACGGCCACCGTCTGTCGCGCCACAACGGCGAGCCCGTCGGCGAGTTCTCTGGCGTCATCATTCCGCGCAAGGCTGTCGGCCTGGTGCCGAAGGGCGCGGTCACGGTCCGCCTGTCGGATGCCAAGATCCAGTTCGAGACCGCGGATGCACTCATTACCTCGAAGCTCATCGACGGCACCTTCCCCGACTATCAGCGCGTCATTCCGACCGGCAACGACCGCGTCGTCACGTTCAGCATTCCCGAAATGATCCGTGCGGCTGGCCGCGTCGCCGTTGTCGCGACAGACCGTGAGCCTGCCGCGCGATTAGAGATCAGCGCCGATGAAATCGCACTTTCGGTGCGCGGTGCGGGCGATGCATTCGATGCGATGCCTTGTTCTTTGTCAGGACCAGACGCCGAGCCGCTGACCGTTGGCTTCAATGCGTCGTACCTCGGCGAGCTGCTTGGCATTTTCCCGTCTGGTGACGTCAAGATGGCGCTCGCCGATGGTGGCTCGCCTGCGTTGTTCACCAGCGATGCGGCGCCGGAATTGTTGGCCGTATTGATGCCGCGGAGGGTGTGAGCGATGGCGCGCAAAACATCCATTCAAGACGTCATTGGTGCGATTGAGGAAGCGCTCGACGCCGCAGAGACCCTGGCGGATGGCAGCGAGGAAGTTGGTGGCGGCAAGCAAGCTGCCATCGACGCCATCAACCAAATCCGCCGCGGCGACTACGCAAATGCCATCACAACGCTGGAGCGCGAGTTCCTGCCTAAGTGGCAGTCAACCGGGGCTTGCCGTGAAGCCTACCGCAAGTCGCCTATCGTTGGTGCTTTGGCGGAGGCGGCATGACCGCCGCAGCAACCCAACTTGAGGTGGCCGCGCAGCACCTAAGAGAGGCCGCGCTTATCGTGCGCGGTAAGGGCTTCAAAATCGAAAGCTACGACCTCGAGCGCGTGGCTTTTGATTGCGAGAAGGTGGCTAAGGAGGAGAAAACGAAGTGACTGACAACAAAAAGATAATTGGCGTCGACAACTACGGCCGCGAAAGCGTTGCGGACTTCTTGGTCTGCGAGGGCGTCGCCAACGACTATGTCGGCGAATTGATCGTCAACCTTCTCAACAGCAACGAAGGTGCTTCGGCAAGCACGTTTTATCGCCTCGTGCCAGCCGACCACAAACTGTGGGGCGGCATGGCGGAGCTTGTCTGATGACTTGCCTAGTCGGCCTCATTGACAACGACCGTGTGTTTATCGGTGGCGACAGTGCCGCCGTTGCCGGTGACTCCGTCGAAATCCGCACCAATCGCAAGGTCTTCCGCAACGGCGACTTTGTGATTGGCTTTACCGGCTCGTTTCGCGTCGGGCAGTTGTTGCAGTATGCAACGCTGCCTTCCGTCGAAGGCGACGCAATGGAGCACATCGTCCTGCGCGTTGTTCCGGTCATCAAAGGCATCGCCGGCAAAGAAACCGACGAGATACTTATCGGCTACCAAGGCCGCCTGTTCAAAATCTCGTCTGACTACAGCGTCGCGGAATATCCAGCTTACGCCGCAGCGGGCCAGGGCGAGCCGTATGCGCTTGGCCGCATGCATGGAAGCCTCGGCGCGCCGGAACAGCGTGTGGTGGCCGCGCTAGCCGCAGCAGAGGCACATTGCGGTGCTGTGCGGGCGCCGTTCGTTGTGGAGGTGTGCTGAGTGGCACCACTTCCCAAGCCAACCGCAAGCACTGTGCGCGCGATCTACAAGGCGTATGAGGACAACGCCGAGTCGCGCGACGGACGCTCCATATCCGTAAGCACGCTGGCAGAGGAGTGCGAGCGCAAGCTTTATTATGACTTCCGGTGGGCGTCACCGCAGGAGCAAATCAACGGTCGCACGCTGCGCATTTTCGAGTCGGGCAATATCGAGGAAGAGCGCTGGATTGAAAATCTGCGCATGATCGGATGCGAGGTTGTCGACCGCGACGATGACGGCAAGCAGATCATGATCGAGGCTTGCGGCGGCCATGTGCGTGGGTATCTCGACTCCGAAATCCTTGGATTGCCAGAGGCGCCAAAGACAATCCACGTTGGCGAAATCAAGTCGCACAACGCCAAGTCGTTTGCCAAGCTTCTGAAGGAGGGCGTGCGCAAGAGCAAGCCGCTGCACTACGGCCAGATACAGACCTATATGTATCGGCGCGGACGCGAGCGCGGCATCTATCTCGCCGTATGCAAGGACACCGACGAGCTCTACGCCGAGCGCCTTGAGTTGGACCTTGAATACGTCGTGCGCCTGCTTGCCAGGGCGCAGCGGATTATCGACGCAAACGAGCCGCCTGCGAAACTGCACGAGGATCCAAGCCACAAGATGGCATTCGCCTGCGGCTGGTGTCGGCACAAGGCTGTTTGCCACGAGCATGCAACGGCGCGCACCAATTGCAGGACGTGCCTCTACTCGACGCCGGAGGACGGCGGGTCGTGGTCGTGCGCTCGCTTTAGCAAGCCGCTCAGCATTGCCGAACAAGCCGCAGGCTGCCCCGCCCATTTAACTATTCCCGGCCTTGTTGCCGGTGAGCAGATCGACGCGGATGAGGACGCAGAAACGGTGACTTACCGCATGCATGACGGAACCATTTGGGTAGACGGCTCCACGACAGACGGCGCAACACAAGAGGAAGCAGCATGAGCCGCAAACCACACCCCGACCACGACCCAGCTACCCGGCCAGCATCCTTCGATGCAATGCTGCTGTCCAAGCGCAAGATGCTCTATTTCTTTGCCAAGCGTTATCACAAGGATCCGGACAAACAGGACGAGCTCGTCAACGACACGATCGTCCGCGCGCTTAGCAAGTGGGGCAGATTTCGCGAGGACGGCTCATTCAGCAATTGGCTTAAGTTCCTCATGTGGCAGGTCGTAACCATTCAGCGGGCCAAGAAGCGTCCTGACACATCGGTAAGCCTGGAAGACATTAAGCCGGTAGGCGTTGCCGCAACGCAAGAGCACTGCACGGATGCGCGCAAGGTGCTTGGGCGGGCCGTGCATAGCGACCTGCTTATGCGTCTGGCCAGCGGCGATAGGATTGCGGAAATAGCACAAGAGCGCGGCGTGTCGCGGTCGGCTGTCGGGCAGATGGTTGAGCGCCACAGGGCTAAGTTTCTGCGCGGTATGCGTGAGCGGGTGGCCGCTTGAATGCTGGAACTGCGACCATATCAGCGCGCGGCCATAGACGCCTTGTTCCAGTATTGGAGCGACAAGCCTGGCTCGCCGCTTATTGTCTTGCCGACTGGTGCCGGCAAGAGCCTTGTTCTGGCGACAATTTGCAAGGAGTTGCTGGAGAATTACCCCGACATGCGGATCCTGATCGTTACGCACGTTAGGGAATTAATCCTAGGCAACTATAAGGAGTTGCTAACAATATGGCCGTTCGCGCCGGCTGGCATCTTCTCGGCCGGCGTCGGGCGCCGCGATGCGCACGCGCAAATCGTGTTTGGTGGCGTTCAGACCATATACAACAAGACCGAGCAACTTGGGCATTTCGACCTTGTCGCGATCGATGAGGCACACCTGATCCCCCGCAAGTCAGACACGCAATACGGCAAGCTTTTCGCCGGCCTCGAGGCCATCAATCCAGACATCAAGCGCATCGGCCTGACGGCCACCGACTACCGGCTCGGCGAGGGTCGCCTGACGGAGGGCGACGGAGCCATGTTCGATGATGTCTGCTTTGAGCAGCCTGTCGTTGACATGATTGAGGGGGGCTATCTCTGTCGGCCCATCAGCAAGGGCATGGCTACGGCGTTCGACCTGACAGGAGTCGGCAAGGTTGGCGGCGACTACAATCAGGGCAAGCTGCAGGCCGCGGTCGACAAAGAGGATATCAATGCAGCCGTCGTTGATGAGATTGTTACCTATGGTCGCGAACGCCGCGCGTGGCTCCTGTTCTGCAGCGGCGTTGAACACGCATTTCATATGCGCGACGAGATCCGCAGTCGCGGTTACACCTGCGAGGCTATTTCTGGCGAAACACCGACTCCGGAACGCGACAGGATCCTCGGCGACTTCAAGGAAGGAAAAATCAAGGCGCTGACTAACAATTCGGTGCTGACCACCGGCACCAATCTGCCGATCATCGATCTTGTCGCCTTCTGCCGCCCGACTCTGTCCGCTGGACTCTATTGTCAAATGGCGGGCCGCGGCCTGCGGCTATATCCAGGCAAGGAGAACTGCCTGTTTCTGGACTTCGCTGGCGTGGTGCGCAAGCACGGCCCGATTGATGCGATCGTGCCGCCGCACATGCGCAGCGGTTCTGGCGACGCGCCGGTCAAGCAGTGTCCGCAAGACATGGCGGACGTGCACGGTCACTACGGTTGCGGCTCACTGGTTCACGCCAGCGCGCGGCAGTGTCCGGATTGCGGTTACGAATTTCCGATTGACACCGCGCCGAAAATTTCTGGCCAGGCCGAAGACGTACCGATGCTGTCGCGCGGCGAGGCATCCTGGCGCGCCGTCACAAGCCGCCGCTTCGACTTCCACGAAGGCAAGGGCGATAAGCCGCCTTCGGTGAAGGTGACCTATATGTGCGGGCTTACCGCAATACGCGAGTGGCTTTGTCCGCAACACCAAGGCTTTGCAAAGAGCAAGGCTGACCGTTGGTGGATGCAGCACGGCGGCCTGCGGCCGTTCCCGAAGTCGGTACTCGAGTGGCTTGACCGGCAGCGCGAGTTGCTTGTGACGGACGAGATATCTGTCAAGCCTGACGGAAAATATTGGACAGTGGTGGCGGCTAAGCCAGGCACGGAGCAGGCACACGCCGACAACGATAATGAGCGGCAAGCGGATAACGATAACGGAATTGGAAACGTAAGGTGGAGCGAACTAGATGACGAAATCCCCTTCTGAGGTTTTGACGGACGCCTTGCGCGGCTGCTGCAACGGCTACGTCGGCGCACCTGCGCTAGCGCTGCAGTGTGCTAGCGCGCTGCGGGCGGCAGGGTGGATCATTGTGCGCGAAGGGTCGATAGGTGCGGCGCAGCGGGAAGCTGTGGCGGCTTACCGTGAGGATAATGATAACGTGAGGAGCGCGGCATGAAACCCCAATACCTCAAAGCCGACGTCGCCAATCTGCTCGCCGACATTAATTCACTGTTCAGTGAATATCCCGAACTAGCGGACGACGCCGAATTGCGAGCCGACATGCTGGAAGGCAGCACAGCCGCCTTCGACGTTCTAACGCGCCTGGTCAACATCGAACGCGACGCCGACAGCATGTCGCGCGCAGTGGCCGCCAGGATTAGCGAATTGCAGTCGCGCAGGGCTGCCGCTGAAAAGCGCAAGGAAGCAATGCGCGTGCTTATGCTGCGCGTGATGCGCGCTTGCGGCATCCAAAAGGCTCCGCTTGTTGAGGCGACGGTTAGCATAAGCAAGGGCCGCGACAGCGTCGATGTGGTCGACGTGAACAAGCTGCCGAAGTGGGCCTATGTCACGGAACGTAAGCCCGACAAGAAGGCCATTATGGAGCGGCTTGCCGCCGCCAAGAATGTGGCAGGTGCAGCACTTAAGACTGGCGAGGATACTGTTGTGGTGAGGGTGGCATAATGCGCACTGAAACCATCGGCGATTGCACGCTGTACAATGGTGATTGTCTTGAGGTAATGGAAACGCTTGGGCCGGTAAGCCATGTGATTTCGGATCCGCCGTATGAAGCGCGGATGCAGGAACTCCACGCGCAATTCAAATTGCGCAGGACAGATGGTGGCCAGCAACGGAAGGCCCTGAATTTCCAATCCATTGCCGAAGTGCGCGAGCCATTCTTGGATAGGGCAAAACCACTCAACCAAGGATGGCTTTTAGCGTTCTGTAACGTTGAGGGCGTTGGAGAATGGCAGCACGCCATTCTCCAACGCGATATGAAATTCAAGACAACCTGCATATGGGTTAAGCCGGACGCAACACCGAAATTGAACGGCCAAGGTCCGGCTCTTTCATATGAGTGCATTACGACCACGTGGTGCGGCAAAGGTCATGCGCGCTGGAACGCTGGCGGGAAGCGTGGGGTCTACACGCATCTGACAAACCAGCGCGACAGAGACGGCAGACACCCAACCGAAAAGCCGATTCCGCTCATGGCCGAACTGCTGGCCGATTTCACCAATGCAGGCGAAACCATTCTGGATCCGTTTATGGGATCCGGTACGACTGGCGTCGCATGCGCCAGGATGGGCCGCAAGTTCATCGGCATCGAATTGGACGCCAAATTTTTCGACATCGCCTGCGAGCGCATCACCAAGGCGTATGCGCAGGGCGACATGTTTGCTGACCGTCCGAAGAAGGTGAAGCCACTGGATATGTTCGCGAATGATAATGCTGCTCCTGCGCAAGCGGGTGCCGCATGACCATACCACCCGAACACATTCCAGCCGACTGCCACTTCTGCGGCAAGCACGCGATCGGCCTTGGCATCGGCCCAAACCCTAAAGACCCCCGTTGGCTGTGCGCCGAGTGTTCGCTGATCCTTGAGGACTTTAAGAAGATCAAGCGCGCCGACGCCTACGAAATCCGCGCCAGGCAAGGCGGCATGGCCGCTGCTGGTCCGCTTGTCGAAGAATGGGGCAGCGATTTGGCCGAGTGGAGCGAAGAACAGGTGCTTATGTTCTGCGGCACGATTTGGGATGGATGCGCTGCGGAGTTGCGGCGGTTGGTGCGAGATGGGAGTGCGCCGTTTTGATTAAGTGGCTTATGGAACCTGTGCCGCTGCATAAAGTGGCTGCGTGGACGTTTGTTGCAATGGGCTGGGTGCCGTTGCTGACCGTTGTGGCGGTGATAATCATGAAGGTGATGGGATGACGCAAGGCTGGCACAAATGGTTTGCGTGGTATCCGGTGCCGCTGTGCGCACCGATACCCGGCAAGCGCGTCTGGTGGCGTACCGTAGCCAGACTGCACCTGAACGGCGAGACGTTTTACGATCAAGCGTTTCGAGCCGACCCGCCGCCAAAAAAAGACGACTCGCTAGCAGGCGCAATGGAGCGGAGCTTAAGACATCATGCAAAATAAAGAAATCCGCTTCATGTCCGTATGCAGCGGCATCGAAGCTGCATCGGTCGCATGGCATCCGCTTGGCTGGCGTGCCGTTGCTTTCGCCGAGATCGACAAGGCGGCGTCTGCCGTTCTGGCGCATCACTATCCCGATGTGCCGAACCTTGGTGACTTCACCAACGTCGACACGCGCAAACTCGGCCGCGTAGATGTGCTCGCCGGCGGCACGCCGTGTCAGGCATTCAGCATCGCCGGCGCGCGCGCTTCGCTTGCCGACGCACGCGGCAATCTCACTCTCGCATTCGTAGGACTCGCTCATGAGCTCGCAGGCTTCGGCAAGACAGCAGGAAATGGACTTCGGAACGTTGTTTGGGAAAACGTTCCCGGAGTCCTCTCAACCGTCGACAACGCTTTCGGATGTTTCTTGGGCGGACTTGTCGGAGCGGACGGTGCCTTCGTTCCGCTCGAGCGAAAGCCAGCAGATGGAAAATCAACCCGCTGGTGGCGCTGGTCACAAAAAGACAAAGCCCACGCCGTCGCATGGCCGCGCGCTGGGATGGTCTCTGGACCCAAAGGACGCGCCGCTTGGGTTGTCAAGGACGCTCAATTCTTCGGCCTGGCCCAACGACGCGAGCGTGTGCTCGTTGTCGCAGATTTTGGAAACGGGGCCGATCCCGCCGCGGTTCTTTTTGAGCGCGTTGGCATGCAAGGGAATTCTGCGCCGAGCCGAGAAAAGGGGGAAGGAGTTGCCGGAACAATTGCGGGTGGCGCTAGAGCAAGTGGCTACAGCACAGATGACATCCCTTTGACGGCTCAAGCGCTGCTAGCGAAGGGCAATAGCAGTCACGACGACAGCAAGGAAACATACATTTCAGTTGCCTACGCACCAGAAATAGCGCGTTGCGTCGCAACGCGCGAAGGCAATTCGCAGGACTTCGAATCCACCACTATGGTGGCTCAAGTCTACTCAATGATGCCACAGAACAGCGGCAAGGACTTCAAGGCGCGGCCCGTCGAGGTTGCGCAGCCGCTTATGGCGGCAGGTCCATCGCACGGCAATCAGGGCGGCGATGTCGTTTGCATGACGGGCCAAATCAGCCACGCGCTTACCGCCGGAGGGCACGACGCGAGCGAGGATGGATCGGGGCGCCGCGCCCCGATTATTGCTTTCACCGCCAAAGACTATGGTGCCGACGCGCAGGAGGATATCGCACCAACGTTGCGCGCTGGCGGACACAAAGACAGCCACCAGAATGGCGGCGTGGGGCCAGCAATTGCATTTGCGCAAAACCAGAGAGACGAAGTGCGCGAAATGAACATTGCCGGTTCGCTTGCCGCGCAGCCTGGGACGAAGCAGCAGACTTATGTTGCTCAAACCGTAGCCCTACGCGGTCGCGAAGGCGGCGGAACAGCAGAGTTAGGCGGTAGCGACGCTACCGCCTTGCGGGCCTCGTCTGGTGGCGGCGACAAGCCACACGTGTTATGCGCCGATGTCGCCCCAACGTTGGGTAAGGAAAGTCACAGCCCGACGAAGGCTTCGTCGGGCCAGGCTGTCGATTTTGCGATTGCCACGACCTCCGCCGTCCGCCGCCTCACTCCGCGCGAATGCGAGCGCCTGCAGGGCTTTCAGTTCTTGTGTGGACCAGACTATCCCGGCGCATGGCAAGACGATGCTGGCCGTTGGTGGTCGCCCGACTACACACGCATTCCTGTGCGCCGCTACAAGGAGCCTAAAATCACCAAGACGCGGCCAGCCGACATGTGGTCACAAATCGACGGAGAATGGTGGCTTATGGCTGCAGACGGCCCGCGCTACAAGCAGTTAGGCAATTCGTGGGCCGTGCCGAAATTCCGATGGCTAGGTGCACGGTTGCAGCGGTTGCTGCCCGCCTCCGCACCCACCGCCGCCAACGACAATAACGACAATAACGCCAGACAACAGGCAGTTGCCTAGCCATCAGCCCGCTCAAGCAACTCAAGCATCACGGCAAGCCATGGCGGTATCGGTCGATCACCGTTTGCCCAATGGCGTATGGTCCGCACAGGAACGCATATACGGCGCGAAAGCGCCGTCTGCCATTGCGCACCGAATAGAGCGGAGGAGCGCGTTGATAGTTCGTCGGGCGTCACGCGAGGTAAGCCCAATCTTTACCGTTAGTGCGCACGCCCATGACGCGAATTTGCTTGGAGTTTGCCTTGATCGCGTAGGCGTCAATGGTCTTGCTATCGAGCAACTTCTGCGCCTCATGCGCCAACTCGCGAAGCGAACCAGAGAATTCGCGGGCCTTTTCGATGTCGGTGGTGGTTTTCATGACTGCCTCCTAAGCCTTAAGCTCTTCGACTGTGCAGCCAAGATGTTCAGCCGCAACATTCCAATCACTGCCGATATACTGCACTTCAACGATATCCAGAGTTACCGGAGTGCCGTCCGCAGTCTTGCCGCACACTTTGCCAAGAAAGCGGCGCTGTCCATTGGCGTGGGCTTCGGCTTGTGCCTTGGTGGGCTGGTCAAGGTTGCGAACCTTGCCGTCGCTAAAGATCGAAATGCAGCGCCAATCCTTCGGCATTGCGGCGAGGGCTTCAAGGCGGGCGGTGATATCCATGTCAGTCACTCCGTTTCTGTTCCTATAAACTAGGACCAGTGGGCCTATTTGTCAACACCAAATTTGCAGGTTTACATGCAATCTCCACCCGACCTAGCCCTTTCCTACATCGCCAAAGACTGGCCCGTTTTTCCATGCCGCGCCAAAGAGGAAATTGACGACCACACAGGCGAAATCCTGGCACCGAAAACTCCGTATACGAGCAATGGGCTGCGCGGTGCGTCCAAGAATGAGCGCATCATCCGCGAATGGTGGCGCCGCACGCCTGATGCCATGGTCGGCGTTCCGACAGGGCGCGCTATAGGTGCTTGGGTGCTGGACCTTGACCGCAAGCCTGGCGTTGGCGACGGCCACGACTGGCTAGCAGATATGGAGGCGCAGCACGGCGATTTGCCACCAACGGCGCGCGCGAAGACCATGGGTGGCGGCACGCATATCTTCTTCAAGCACGTCGACGGCATTCGCAACCGCGGCGGTCTTGGCGTTTGCGTCGACGTGCGTGGGGAAGGCGGGTACATCGTGGCGCCAGGAAGTCAGGCTGCGGACGGCCGCTCCTACGAGTGGACCAGCGAATCAGACATAGCCGATGCACCGCAATGGCTGCTCGATTTAGTGCTGCCGCCGCCTACCACAAACACGCGCCACGATTACCATTACGAGCGCGGCGCGAACGAACCCTACATAGAGCGTGCCGTTGAGCTCGAGTTGCGGACGCTTGCGACAGCGCCGCAAGGTGGTCGCGGTTACCAGTTGAACGCCAGCGCGTTTTCGCTTGGCCGGTTGGTTGGGTCCGGTGCGTTGTCGCGTGCCGATGCCGAGGCTGGCTTGTACGATGCAGCGCGCGCTTGTGGCGTGCTGCAGAAGGACGGCGAGCGCTCTGTGTTGTCAGCCATAAAGCGCGGTCTTGATGCCGGCTCGCGCCAGCCGCGTGAAATACCGGAGCGAGCAGACAACGACAATACGCGCCTGGTCGACGTCAACCGCATGATTGCGAATGGGTTGGCGAAGGCGAAGGCACCAGCAAAAGCAGAGGTGCAAGCTGGCGAGGATGCCGCGCCATCGTGCCCTGTCGAGTTTATCGAGGAGGCACCTATTGACTACCCGCCAGCCGACAAGCCGCCAATCCTGGCCACGCCGTACAAGTGGAAGGATCCGAAGACGCTGCCGCGGCGCGAGTTCGCTTTCGGCACGCATTATATCCGCAAATACGTTTCGGTCACGGTGTCGCCTGGTGGCCTAGGCAAGACGAGCAATAGCATTGTCGAGGCGCTTTCAATGGCGTCTGGCCGCATGCTTGCCGGCGTCAAGCCGCCAAACCGCCTAAAGGTCTGGTTGTTCAACGCAGAGGATCCGCGCGACGAAATGGAGCGGCGCATCCAAGCGGCATGCCTGCACTACAAGTTGCAGCCGGAGGACATCGAAGGGCATTTGTTTCTCGATACCGGACGCGAGCAAGAGTTAATCATCATGCAGGAGGACAAAAAGACCGGTACTAAAATCAACGAGCCTGTTGTCGAGTCGATGGTTGCGCAGATAGAGGCAAATCAGATCGATGTCATGATTGTCGACCCGTTCGTGTCTACGCATCGCGTCAACGAAAACGACAACGGCGCGATTGACCGCGTGGCCAAGCTATGGGCGCAAATCGCCGACTACACCAATTGCGCTGTCGACGTCGTGCACCATCTGCGCAAGCTTGCTGATCGCGAGGCTACCGTGGAGGACGCTCGAGGCGCCGTGTCGCTTATCGGTGCTGCGCGCTCAGTGCGCGTTCTAAACCGAATGTCGGAGGAGCAAGCGACCGAGGCTGGCATCGGTAAGGACGAACGGTTCTCATATTTCTGGATCCATCATGGCAAGGCGAACTTGACGCGCATGGACAACACGCAGCATTGGCGCAAACTTGAAAGCGTGCCGTTGGGCAATGGTTCCGGACTAACAAAGCCGCAGGACCATGCCGGCGTCGTTACGGAATGGAAGTGGCCGTCGCACGAAGAGGTTGCCGAAGGCGTAAGCCAGGAGCAGCGCGAGCGCATTGCATCTTTGCTTGCAGGCCAATCGTACAAGGCCGCTCGCCAGGCAAAAGAGGCGTGGGCTGGCTATGCCGTGATGGCTGCTATGGACTTGGATTCCGACGATAAGGCGTCAGCTAACATCGCCAACGGCGTGCTGCGCGCTCTGCTTGCCGAAGGCTTTTTGACCATCGATGAGCGGCGCGACGAGCGTAGCAGGACCATGCAAAAGTTCGTCGTCGCAGCCGCCTGATTTCTACAACCTGCGGCGACAGCACAACCTACAGGTTGCCGCAAGTTCTCGCGCAAGATCTCCGCAAAGTGCTAAGTTCCAAGAAGCCGAGAAGTTGCAAGATTATACATATATGTAATCTTGCACTACTTCTTGCGGAGAAAAATTGCAAGGTGAGAAGTTGCGGTAGTTCAAACTTGAACAATCGATAAGGAGTACAACCTGAATGGCCAAGACAACGTCACAAACCGTCCGCATCAACGGTGCCCGTGTGCGGCTCGTCACGAAGGACGGGCGCGTCCAAGTTAAGCCGGCCGCGATGCTCGAGGAGGACATGCAGGCGGCCATGGTCGAGGCGCTGCGCAAGATGCCGGAGCACGGCAAGCAGTTCTTGTTTGCCGGCGACATGAACGCCGAGCGCCGCGGCCACAAGGCGCGCACAAAGGCGCTTAAAACTGGTATGGCTGCAGGTGAGCCTGACATGCGCATCTATGGCATTGGCGGACGGCTGCTGCTTATCGAAAACAAGGTCGGCAAGGCACCGTTGACGGCAAGCCAGGAAGCGCGCCATCCGGCATTGGCGGCGATCGGTCATCCGGTGACGGTAGTGCGCGCCACTACAAAAGAGGATGCGGCTGCGCAGGCTGTAAGCTTGGTGCGTGGTTGGCTGGCTAACGCCAAGCTAGCCGCAGACAAGCTTGCGGCTTGACATCATAGGCGATTTCGCCTATACGTAGTGGCAAGCCCGACTCGCAACACAATATCTGGTGATAGCATTGTCCTACGCAATGGACAGGCTTCATGATCGTGAAGCCTACTATGTGGCGGAAGCAAAGAAGCAGTCCGCCATCGATAGCAAGATAACCGTCGTATCTGTTGGCGCAGGCAATGTGGCTGAGTGGTCGCTTACTGGTTTGCGAAACCTCAAGGCGATGGTCGAGATTGGCAAAAGCGAATACATGACGGAAGGTGATTGCGCCGTCTATGTCGTCGGAACCAATCGCGCAACCTGTACTAAGATCGGCATGGCTCTATCGCCAATAAAGAGACTTGCAGCGCTTCAAACTGGTAATCCAGAAGCGTTGTTCCTGCATCGTGTTTTCTGGTTTCGAAATGCCGAGACAGCCGCATCAATCGAAAGACGAGCGCACGAAAAGGCCGCGCAAAAGCACATCAGACTTGAAGGCGAATGGTTCGAATGTGGACCGACGCAGGCACACATTGCCGTAGAGATGGCGGCCAATGAACTTCGAGTTGACTATGCGGTAATGACGCCATTCGAGGAGACGCCACATTGAACGACACCAAGCGCACGCGCATCGTTTTCGGAACAGGTGACGACCTACCGGCGCGCATGACATATGGCGCCGACAAGGAAGGCGTGCATGCGCAAAAGCGTCGCCTGGCGCTTCGTGCGTCTTACGGCAAGGATTGGGACGGCACGGCGGACAACGACAACATCAATTGGCCACTTGCCAAGGCACTGCTGGCGGAAGGCAATGGCGATCTGCTCAAGTACGCCATGATGTACCGCAAGACATACGAGATGGCCAAAGGCGAGGTGCTTATCGGTATGAAAGGCCAGCCTAGCGCCGAGATGACCATCGTGCATCGCAGCTACATGGACGAGAGCACTGGCCGCATAACGTATGGTGGCGAGATTGTGCGCAAAGGTGCCTCGTCGGATATTCAGCCGACAAGATCTACGCCGACCAATCCAGACAGCAAGAAGAATGCCGCGCCTGTGCCGCGTCCGTGGACTGGCGATCGCGCCATAAACGACGCTATCGACGCTCGCGAAAAGCTGGCCTGGCTTCAATCGTTGCTAGGCCCTACGCTCGAGCCGTTCGAAATGGCGTGCATTGATGGCGCTACGCTTGCCGAAGTAGGAGCGGCCAGCGGAGCCTCAAGCAGAGACGGGAAGCCTGGTGCCGGTCGCGCCATATGTCATTTGGCGCTAATTACGATACGAGACGCGCTTGGACCTATTTCGCGCCAAGATATTGCGGCTTGATACGTAACAGATAGTCGCCAGATTGCCTATATATAGGCAATCAATGGTTGCCAACAGTTTGAGGCAACGGTACGGCTGGCGGTACGCTATAGGCTCGCATGTGTCCGCGCGACGGTCCTCAAAGCTACGCGACAGCAAGCCATATAGCCGCTTGGTGCGCCATCGGCGGCGTCTACCTTTGCTGTCGTCTATCGCCACCTGGCGCCGCCTCCTCTCGGCGACTTGTGGCGGTTTCGCTGCCGGTTGAGTATTAGATGGCGCCATATCGTGGCCTCAACGAAACTCCCGGCAGCGCTCAATTTTTGCTGCCGTCCTCTGGGTAACGCCAGACACAGGGTTGGGACGTAATAGGTATTCTAGACAGTCGCCATGCGGCCCTCTGGTTTGTCCGGCAGCCTTTTTATACCAGTGGGCAACGCCCCGTAGGTCGGCACCGGACCAGCGCATATTGGCGTAAAGCGTGGTGCGAGTATTGGCGGAAGTATCGGGTGGAAGTCCCGACCACGGAGCAATGCCACAAAGGCCAACGAGAAAGTTTCCGGGCTAAGCTTATCACACTTAAAGCAACCGTCATCGCCATTCAAGCAAGAGGAGAGCGCGCATGAAATCAAACTTTGACCCATCTAATGTTCACTACTGGTTCGATGAAGTTGAGCCGTCTGCCGAGCCTATCCAGACCGACGACGCCTTTTATCCTGGCGACGTAGTTACACTACTCACCGGTTCGCCGCTTATGACAGTTCTATCTGTATGCGAGCACGGTTGCGTTGAGGTCGCTTGGTATGACGACCACAAAGGCATGAACATTGATGCCTATCCAGAGGAAGCGCTGGTGCATTGGGATGGTAGCGACGATTAGGTCGCTACCACATATCGCGCTTAACGCGCTGCTGCTTTGGTTCATACGGTGGCGCATGGCTGCATACGAAGATAGATTAGCCAGGCGCCCATGGCACGGTTGGTATAAGACCAAGCGCTGGTTACAGCGTCGCGAGGCTCAGCTTAGTGCTGAGCCTCTATGCGTTATGTGCCTACAGTCAGAAGTAGTCACCGCTGCTAGCGTGGCTGACCATATCACGCCGCACCGCGGCGACCCAGACCTGTTCTGGTATGGACCATTGCAGTCGCTGTGCGCCACGCATCACTCGAGCGACAAGCAGCGAGAGGAGCATGGCAAGACCGTGGTGCGCTATGGCGCGGATGGATGGCCCATATAGCAATGTGTTGCATTGATATCACATCACGCACTGCAACATCGCGCGTTGTGCGGTGCGGTAGGGGGTATGTGTATCTCTGGCGCAACACAGGCGGCGGACCGCCGTGGCCCGAAGACGCAGAGTCCCGCAATTCAAATGTTGAGGCATAGGTAAATGGCTAGACCCCGCACGCCAAAGGCGAAGGCGGCGGTAACGGGCCGCGACCAGCATGACAAGGCGCGGTTTTCAGACCGCGCCGAGCCAACCGTTGACGCTAATCTCGGCGAGCCCTTTGACTGGCTAACCGATACCGACAAATGCAAGGCGCGTGAAGCGTGGGGCATTTTGTCAGATACGATTCCTTGGCTCAACTACAGCCATCGAATCCTAGTGGCGACGGCAAGCAATATTTTAGGGCGAATGATCGCCGGACAAGACGTTGGTGTGCAGGCGATGAACCTGCTTCGCCAGGCATTGGGACAGATGGGAGCTACGCCTGCAGACGCTTCAAAGGCGGGCGCGAAACCAGATGGCGGCAAAGACGAAGACCCAGCGGCCAAATATTTCACGTAAGAATCCTGTCGATGCTTACGCGATCGACGTGCTGGACGGTAAGATTGTCGCCGGGCCGCACGTTCGCAATGCATGCCGTCGTCATCTTGACGACATGGAGCATGGGCATGAGCGAGGCCTGATATGGGATCAGGCCGCATGCGATCGTGTATTAAATTATTTTCCTGACGTGCTGCGCCTTAATGGCGGTCAGTTCGAAGGCAAGAAATTTCATCTTCATCCGTCTCAACAGTTCAAGGTCGGATCCATCTTTGGGTGGAAGCGTACCGAGTCGGATGGTGCAGTGTTGCGCAGGTTCCGTCGTGCCTATGTCGAGGAGGGCAAAGGAAACGGCAAGTCGCCTTTGGCGGCGGGTATCGGCCATTACTGCATGACTTCAGACGGTGAGGCCGCTGCCGAGATTTACGCAGCCGCTGCCGCAAAGGACCAGGCGTTTGTTCTGTTCCGCGATGCCGTCGCCATGTATGAACAGTCACCGGCTCTGAAGGCAGCATTGACGCCTTCTGGCGGCAATCCTGTGTGGAATTTGGCGTATCTCGCCAAACGATCGTTCTTTAGGCCGATCTCGCGCGAAGGCGCCCACAGCGGCCCGCGCCCATACATCGCTCTTTGCGACGAAATCCATGAGCACCCCGATGGCAAGGTCATCGAAATGCTCGAGCGGGGCTTTAAGTTTCGTCGTCAGCCGCTTCTGTTCATGATCACGAACTCGGGCAGCGACCGTACAACTATCTGTTGGGATGAGCATCAGCACGCTGTCAAGGTGGCGGCCGGCACGCAGACGCCGGATGAGGAATTCACCTACGTCGGCGAGGTTGTTGACGACAGCACGTTTTCTTACGTCTGTGCCCTGGACAAGGATGACGATCCATTTTCGGATCCGACTTGCTGGCAGAAGGCCAACCCGCTTTTTGGCGTCACGCTGAAGCATGATTACCTGGCCGGCGTTGTTGCGCAGGCCAAGGACATTCCATCGAAGCGCAACGGCATCCTACGGCTGCACTTCTGCGTGTGGACCGAGGCTGACACGTCGTGGATACCGCGCCCGTTGGTCGAAAAGGTCATGGCGGATTTTGATCCGTATGAAGATGGCGCCGGTCGCATTGATGCGGCTGGCCTTGACCTTTCCGGTGCCAAGGATTTGACCGCGGCGGCTTTCGTTCGTGAGACCGGCACAAAGCGCGTTGTGCGTGCGGACGGCACTGAGGCTGACTTGCCGACTTATGACGCGTGGATTGAGGCGTTTACGCCTTATGACACGATGGACGAGCGGTCCAAGGTTGACCACGTGCCGTATCGGCTGTGGATGGATCAAGGGTACATAAATGCACCTCCTGGCGCTCGCATCCGATACGACCATGTGGCTGCACTATTTGCGCGTCTTAATACTGAGCATGGCATTGGTGTTCTGGCTTTTGACCGTTACGTTTTTGACAAGTTTGAGCAGGAACTGGACGAGTACGGTGTCGAGCTAAAGACCGTTGCGCATCCGCAAGGCGGCAAGAAGCGAGCCAAGCCGGATGCCGAGAAGGTTGAGGAAGCCAAAGCAAACGGTGAAGAGCCGCCGCTAGGCTTGTGGATGCCTGGCTCCGTTGCGGCGCTCGAAACGCTCATCCTTGAGGAGCGCATAAGGCTGCGCACTTCTCCTGTACTGCTCGGCGCCATCATGGGCACGGCGATCGAAACCGACCCACTCATGGGCAACCAGTGGCTCAGCAAAAAGAAGTCCACGGTACGCATCGACCCGGCCGTTGCCCTGTGCATGGCGGTTGGCGCTGCTGTTGATGGTGCTACCGAGCACAAGCCGCCAGCATCGCCATGGGACGATCCAGAATTTAGCCTTACAAAGGAGGCGGCTTAATGTGGCCATTTAGCCGCGAAAATCGAGCAAAAACTCCAGAATCTAGCGCCATTGCGCTAGAAATTGATGCAAAGTCGCTAGAAACGCGCGATTCCATCGAAAATCAGAACATCCCGGTAAGCGCGGAGAACTTCCTCGCTTATTTTGGAATTCAGTCGGCAAATTTGCCCGCCGTCACCATCGACAGCGCTCTCGCAGTGCCGGCTGTGTGGGCTGCGGTTGCCTTCTTGTCGCGCACAATGGCGGCGCTACCCCTGCATGCTTACCGCGACACCAAGGAAGGGCCAAAGCAGCTTAGCGGACGCCTTGAGTCCCTTCTGCATGATGCTCCTAATCCGGAGCAGGGTTCATTTAAGTTTCGGCAGTGGTTCTGGCAGCAGGTATTTACCGGTGGCCGCGGCCTGGCGTGGATTGAACGGACGCCGCAAGGAGTGGACTCCTTGTGGCCCATGGATCCAACCAAGACGACGATCCAGCGCCGAGGCGGACGTGTTTTTTACCAGTTCGGTGACCCGCAGCATCCGGTCAAGGAATATCCGGCAGAGGATGTTATCGACGTCCCGTTCATGCTTTGGCACGACGGCTTGAGGCACTACGGCCCAATTACCATGGGCTCGAAGGCGATCCAGCTTGCCTTGGCCATGAACGATTACGGCTCGAATTTCTTTGCTGGCGGCGGGGTGCCGCCTTTGGCGCTGACAGGCCCGCTTCCTGCGGGCAAGGACGCTATGCAACGCGCTCAAGCCGACATCAAACGGTCAGTGGACGCGGCAAAGAATGCCAACGAGGCGGTTTTCCCAATTCCTCCAGGCTACGAGTTGAAGCCGGTCGGCATCGACCCTGCCAAGGGGCAGATGATCGAGGCCCGGCGCTTCCAGGTCGAAGAAATCGCGCGCATCTACCAGTTGCCGAAGGTCTTCTTGCAAGACCTTATCGGCGCGACGTTCAGCAACACCGAGCAGCAGAACCTGATGTTGGTTCAGCATCTTGTTGGTCAGTGGGCTGAGGCTTTTGAGGATGAATTGAACCTCAAACTGTTCGGACGCAACGGCGGGGGCGGCAAGTATGTCGAGCATAATCTTGATGGCATTCTCCGCGGCGACTTCCTGACCCGCATGAACGGCCTCGGCCAAGCGGTTCAGAACGGTCTGCTTACGCCGAATGAGGGCCGCGCGCTGGACAATCGCCCGGCCATGGCCAACGGCGACAAGCTCTACATCCAAGGCGCCACGGTACCGCTTGGTAGCAATGTTGCGAAGCCGGGAACGCCGCCCACTGGTGGCGCAAATGACAATAAACCTAACGAGGCCAAGGCCGCATGAAAGACCTAGAAAAACGCAGCGGCTTGCTTGGCGTTGAGTTTCGCGAGGCCGAAGGCAAGCGCACTCTCGTTGGCTACGCCGCCATTTGGAACAGCGACACGACGATCGGCGACTATTTCATTGAGCGGATTGCGCCTGGTGCATTCACCGCGGCTCTACGCGGCGACGTCCTGGCACTGTGCGACCATGATATCGGCCGGGTTATCGGGCGCACCAAGTCTGGCACGCTTCGATTGTCGGAAGACGCCAAAGGCTTGGCCGTCGAGATCGACGTGCCCGATACCACGGACGGAAACGACCTGTGGACGCTTGTCAAGCGTGGCGACGTCAGCGGCATGTCGTTTGCGTTCCGCGCGACGAAGCAGGAATGGGATGACACTGGCGACTTGCCAAAGCGCACCATTCTTGAGGCTGAGCTTTATGAAGTTACAGCCACGGCGTTGCCGGCATATCCGGACACCGAACTAGCGGCCCGCTCCCTAGAAGCGGTTCGCGAGGAAGTGGAGCAGGTAAAGAAAGACGCCGAAAAGCGCGCTGCCGATGCGGCTGCGGCCAGGCGTCGAGTTGCTGAGCGCGAGGCCGCTCAGGAGCAGCGAATTCGGGGCATCCGGCAGGACGCACCGTAGCACCCGCGCAAGCGGAGGGCGGACGCTAACGTCCTGCCATTTCAACCAAGACTAGCCCGTTTTGCTTCGCGTTGCGCGGAGGCGGGCATCTGTTGCCCAAAGGTAAGACAATGACTCTCAGGGAACTGCAGGAAAAGCGCTCCAAGCTCGTGCACGACGCGCGCGAAGCTATGGGCGAGATTAAGAAGAACACCGACGAGGCGCGCGCCGCCGAACTCAACAAGCGCCATGACGACATTATGGCCGAGTTCGACAAGATTGACGCCGACATCGAGCGCGAGCAGCGTATGGCTGCGGCCGAGGAGCGTATCGCTCGCGCCGCTGAGGAAGAGCGTAAGGCCAAGCGTCCGACCGGTGGCGACACCGAACAGCGCGGCCAGTCGGAAGGCAACAAGCCGGAATACCGCTCGGTGTTCTTCAAGTTCATTGCAAACGGCGCCTCACTTGATGCGCTCGACACCGAAGAGCGCGCTATTCTGCGCGAGGGTGTTGTGCAGGACATTGAAAAGCGCGTTCAGGTTGGCGGCACGAACACCGCAGGCGGCTACACCGTTCCGGTCGAACTGCAGAACATGCTCGTTCGCTCCATGAAGGCATGGGGGCCGATGTATGACGGCAATATCGTCAGCGAACTGAACACCTCGGCGGGCAATGCTCTGCCGATCCCGACCACCGACGACACCGGCAATACCGGCGTTGCTGGCACGGAAGGCACGGCGCTTACGGACGACAACTCGGCTGACGCCACGTTCGGCCAGAAGCAGCTCGAGGCTTACGACTTCAACACGAAGTTCGTTAAGTTCTCCTGGCAGCTTGCGCAGGACTCCATTTTCAACATGGAAGCCCTGCTTGCCGACCTGCTTGGCGAACGCCTTGGTCGCCTGGCCAATGCACAGCTTACGACCGGCACCGGCACCTCGGCGCCGAACGGTATTGTCACCGCGTCCTCGCTCGGCAAGACCGCCGCGTCTTCGACCGCGATCGCTTCGGACGAAATCATCGACCTCGTGCACTCGGTCGACCCGGCTTACCGCCAGGCTCCGAAGGTTGCCTTCATGTTCAACGACCTGACGCTGGCGGCCATCCGCAAGCTGAAGGACGGCCAGGGCAATTACCTCTGGCAGATGGGCGACGTCACCAAGGGTCAGCCCGGCACTCTGCTGAGCTATCGTTACAACATCAACCAGGCCATGGCGAGCATCGCCACCGGCAACAAGGTCATCGTGTTCGGCGATCTTGGCAAGTATTGGGTCCGCAAGGTCGGTTCGCCGGTCATCGGCATCCTGCGTGAGCGCTTCTGGCCGGATCTCGGCATCGCCGGTCTGATCCGCTTCGACGGCGAGCTGCTCGATACCGCTGCGGTCAAGCACTACAAGTTGGCCTAATGGCAATTGGCGGGCTGGCAACCACCGGCCCGCCAACCCCTATTGGAGACGACATGAAAATCAAGCTTAAGACCAGCCTGTCTGGCGCGTATGCATCGTTCAATAGGGGCGATGTTGTCGAATGGGACGACGAGGATTCGGCTCGCCTGATTGAGGCTGACTTCGCTGAGGCGGTCGACATCGAGGCCAAGGAACCGGCTAAGACCAAGAGAGGTAAGGCTGATGTGGCTTCCGGCGACAGTATCGGTAGCGCCGACTAGTGAGCCGGTAACGCTCGTTGAGGTCAAGCGCCAAGTTCGCGTCGACTTCGATGACGATGACGACTATCTGACCGACCTTATCGCTGCGGCCCGCAATCACGCCGAAAAATACTGCGGCGCGTACCTTGCGACGCAGACCGTAACGGCAAAAGCGGATGACTGGTGCGATTTTGCGCACCTTCCCGTAGGGCCCGTGCAATCGATAACGTCGATATCTTACATCGATAGCGCAGGCGCTACGCAAACGCTGGCGACTAGCATTTATGAGTTGCGAGGCGATGCGATCGTCTTGAAGTACGGCCAGAGTTGGCCGGCCATACAGAACGGCTCGCTTATTGCGCTTACCGCTGTTGTCGGCTTTGCGTCAGTTGAACCAGCCGTAAAGCATGCAATTTTGCTGCGCATTGCCGATCTCTACGAGAATCGCGAGAGCGCAAGTGATGCGGATTGGACGTCGTTCGATTCGCTGTTGAGCAATCATCGCTATTATTAACCGCGGCTTGGCCGCAAGGACAAACAATGCGCGATCTATACAACGACTCAGGCTTCAGCCAGTCGCTTGCGCCTGCCGCCAGGAACGCTTCCGCTAACGGCACTGGCGTTGATGACAACGGCTTTTCCGGCGCTACTGCCATCATTTCCGTTGGCACTTGGACCGATGGCACGCACACCTTCGACATTCAGGAATCTGACGACAACTCGACGTTCACCTCGGTGGCGGCTGGCAATTTGCTTGGCACCAAGCCTGTCGTGAGCTCGGCTGGCACGGCCAGCAAAGTCTATAAGGTCGGCTACCTTGGCACCAAGCGCTACCTGCGCGTTGCCGTTACGGTTGCCGGCGCGACGACTGGCGCGGTTTATGGCGCAGTCTTCCAGCTTGGCCACGCAGCCACTAAGCCCGTTTCGTAAGGAGTAAGCCATCATGGCGGCAACTCAAATTCTCGCGACCGCGAACACGGCTGCGGACTCTGCCGACGTAACGGTTGCCGCTGGCACTCCGATTACGGTAAGCCTGAAGGGTCAGGTCGACCAGGCAGCCATCGTTCTTATCTCGCTTAAGGACGATGGCGGCGTTTACAATCAGACTGGCGGGCGGCTAACGTCCGACGTTCCTTCGCTTATGATTTCCGCACCTGGCACCTACCGCTTCTCGCGCGTCGCAGGTGCTACGTGCGGGGTGTTCAGTGCGTAGGCTGTTTGATCCTATTTTCCAGCCGCTAGCGCGGCCTGCGCTGATTAGGTGGGGAAGAGTGAGCGGGTCGGTTATGCCGACCAATGGCGGCTTGGTGGCGAACCGTGGCAAGATCGCCACCGCCGTCACCACGCAGTCTGCACCCTTCACATCGCGCAAAACGTTTTGGGCGCATGGCGCGGGCGACATCAGCAACCTGCAACTTGTCTTCGTCAATCGCTATTTGTCGGCGGCCGGCACAAGCACCGCTGGCGGTGCCTATAGTCTTAAGTTCTTTATCGAATATCCAGCCGGCACGTTTACTCAAGCGCTTTTTTCTGGCTCTGGCACCGTTGCTGTCTCGGCTGGTGCTCGCATCCGATCGGACGTCGTTGCCGGCTTGACGATCCCGGCCGGCGCGAAGTTTTGGGTCCGCACGGTCCTTGCTGTTGGCACCTCTGTTGGTGTTCCGGTACAGGAGCTCAACGCTGGAGCGACGGTCCTTGGCATTGACGATGGTAACGTCGCGGCCGACCAGGGCAACAGCGGCACAATATCGCCAACCTCTACTGTCAATATTTTTGGCCCAAACGCGATCATCGGAACCGTCAACGCTACAGCTGCGCGGTCCTTCCTAATTGTCGGCGACAGCCTCTCTTGGGGACAGGGAGATGACAGCGGCGTTGGTGCGCAGGACAGTTCAGGCTTCTTGCAGAGGATGCTTGGGCGCCTTGGCTACCCGTGCATGACGTGGGCCAAGGGCGGGCAGCAGGCCGCCGACGTGGCACCTATAACCGCTACGCTAAACGCCGATACATCTTCTGGCCTGATGTCTTTCACCGACGTCATCCTGCAGCACGGCGTAAACGATCTTCGGTTGGGACGCACCGTAGCTCAGATCGAGGCCGACCTGCAGACCATTGCGGCGACGGCGAGCATCACAGGCAAGCGCATTTGGAAGACCACGATCACTCCGCGCTCCGACAGTACTGACGCATGGGCAACACTGGCAAACCAGACCGCAAAGACAGACGGCACCATGGCGAGCATCAACGCGCTTAACGCTGATATCCGCGCAGGGTTGCCTAACATGACGAACGTCATCGAAGCGGCTGACGCGGCGATGTCGGCACGTGACAGCGACATCCACAAGGCGCCTCCTGCGGGAACAACGGACGGCACGCATTTCAACTCGACGCGTGCGGCGCTGATAGCGTCGCTTCTAAGCGTGTAACAACAGGAGGTCACATTGACCGACATCGTAATTACGGCGGCCAATGTGGTCGCGGGCTCCGGCGTCAAGATCGCAAGCGGCACGGCCGGGGTAGCGATTACCGCGGGCCAGTGGGTATACCTTGATCCGACGACTGGCAAGTATGCTTTGGCCGACAACAACTCAGCTACGGCCGCACAGCGCGTGCCGTGTGGTGTCGCGCTGAACAACGCTGCAGCTAATCAGCCGATCGACATCCAGACGTCCGGCCCGTGCACGATCGGCGGCACTCTGGTGGCGGGCGTTGCCTACTATCAGTCGTCCAACCCTGGCGGCATGTGCGCCGTTGCCGACCTTACTACTGGCATGTATCCGACGATCCTTGGTATCGCAACGTCCACGACGGTGCTTAATATCAATATCCAGTCGTCTGGCGTGTCGCTGTAATGAGTGAGGGCGCTGGACGACTAGACCGGCGCTTCCAGTTTCAGGTTCGCGTCAACGTGGATGACGGTCACGGCAATACCGTTGCCGACTGGTTTCCGCAGTTCACCGTTGCCGGCAATCGCAAATACATTCTCCGCGGTGCCGGCGAGGCTGTTATAGCCGCTCGCCTGACGGCTAAGACACTCGCGACTGTGATTGTGCGGCGAAGCCTGGCGACGCAGCAAATTACGGCCGATTGGCGCGCGATCGATACGCGAAGCGGCGAGGTGTTCAACATCCGCGAGCAGCCGCAGGAATCGGATGACCGCGGCTATCTGTCGTTTCTTTGCGAGACTGGCGTAGCCAGCGGATAACCGGATGGTTGACGACAACATTACCCAAGGGCTTGCGAACCTAAATCGCAAGCTCACAAAGGCAATTCCACAAAGCGTCTACAATCAGGTGCGCGATGTTTTGGCGGCTCAAGCCGATAAGATAGTTGCGCAGATGAAGCGTCACGCGCCGTTTGATACCGGCGACCTGCAGATGAGCATTAGCTGGTGCTGGGGCAATGCGCCT